CCATTGCTGCCCTGAGTCTCGCCAACGCCCCACTGAGATACTCGGATTCTTCCATAGTTAGAGTACGCAACTCCTGCCTCAGGCTTCAACTCGTTGTTCGCCCAAGCGTTCTTGACGATGCCAAGCTTGCCCTCAGGAATGAAGACCATATTCTTCTGATTCCAAGGATTGTAAGGAGTGCGCTGAGTGCCATTCTGAATGCGAACCTGACGGCGGATAGTCTCGAATATCGGGAAGTCGTTTTCCTCCATGTAAGCATTGATGTCCTTCAGCTGAACCATCTTAGAAGATTTGTCCGTGCCGTGAATCATCTGCTTCATCTTCTTACTGCGGCACATATACGAGATAAGTGCAGGAGCGCAAAGAATCTTGGAGAATACGACCTTGTCCTGAGCAGCATCGATGATACTCTGAATATCCTCGAAGCAGTCAACCGTCTCGATGTTGGCATCCGTCCATGCGGTCGTAGCCGAAGCGATATTGTCGGCAGGCTGATTGAAGTTAATCAATCCACGAACACCGCCCTCAGGGTTGGTAGTCTCATCGAAAGTAAACTTACCCTCATTGGAGAGTGCGCCACAGAAGATGAGGTCGAGCTTGCCGAGAACAGACTTAACGACCGTCTCAACATCGCCCCACATGAGCTTGATGAGCTGCTGAGTCTTTACCTTGTCGGGCAGAGACTTAGAATCGAGGATTTGCAGCACCTTACGATAATCCTTGACCGTCATCGGGAGAGTGATGGCATGGTTCAGGATGGTCTCTTTCAGCGTTTCGAGACCCTCAGTTCCGAGGATAGCCTCCTTAGCATCTGTGCCGATGGTAGGAGCAGCGACCGTGATGTTATACTGACCAATCAGTTCCTCGAAGTCGAGACCAACGGTAGGAACATCCCAATCAAGGAAACGCTCGAAGATGATGTTGTCAAAGAGCTGCTTGTTCAGCTCAGAGGCAGCATCGAAGCGAATCTGAACATTCTTAGTCAGTTCGCCGAAAATCGAAGAATAAAGAAATTCAGGCATAGTGATTACTGCTTAATGAACAGAATGTTCGGGTTAGACTTGAGGCAGCAGCCGTTCAACCACTCAGGCAGCACAGGGAAGCTCAGACTCGGATAGAGTACAACTGCTTCAAAAGCTGCATCGATGGTCGGGAGACCTTTGCCGTTAAATTCTTTCACTGCTCCGTTTACCATATTCGGAGTGTACTTTGAGCCTGCGGTCTGCAAAACGACATAATCGTTTGCAGCGAGGGTCTTTTCTCCGAGGTAAGGAGTTACGCTTGCGAGAGCAATCTGCCCATCAGAGGGATTTGACTCGACAATCTTCAATGCGCCTTCCGTGGTGGAGGTTGCATCGATATAGCCGTAATCACGAGACTCGATGATGACATCATCGGTAGTCAGACCTGTGATGGCAGCAGAGAGATTGAGGACATCGTAATCTGCATTCGATGTGTCGATAGTAGAGATGGAAACAGACTTATCGGTCTTTCCCACCTTTGCTACCACATCACCCACTGCGAAAAGATGACCCTTAGCAACACGAACCTTAGAGGTCGTGCCACCTGCAAGAACCTTTGCGAGCTTGATAACTGCTGCGCTCATCTCATCGAAGTTCACCTCAACGAGAACGCCACGATGAAGCACCGTTCCGTTTGCGATGGTATTCTTCGGCTTGAATCCGCCAGGCAGCATCTTACATTCGCCACGCCAAATCTCAGGAGTGTGTCCTTTGACAGCCGTTTTCTTAAATTCGATAGCCATTGTTTACTGCGAATTAAAGGGTGAATAATTACGGATGCTTACTTATTCGGGAGAGATTCTGCCCAAGCCTTTGCATCGGCTTTCATGGCATCCTCTTTCTGCCCTGTTTCTGACGCTGCATCCTTTGGCATCAGATTATTGCTCACCAAGTCCTGTTTGAAATCTGCGAGTTCCTTTGCGATGTCTGCATCATCAGCGATAGCGATACGTTTCATCAGGTACTCAGGGATTCCGAGTTTCTTGGCTTCTGCTGCGATGAGTGCGGAACGCTCGCCCTTTGCTTTCTCAGCTTTCAGAGCATCATTCTCAGATTGCAGCTTTTCGAGCTGCTCCTTGAATGGTGCAAGCTGCTTGGCAATAGCCTGAGCGATAGCATCATCACCTTCACCCTCATCTCCGCCCTCTCCATCGGATTTCGGAGTCTGATTGTGGTTTGACTTGCGTGTCTTCCTCGTGATTTCACCCTGCATGAGTTTAGCATAGGGAACGAGAGAATCCGCTGCTTTCTTGATGTCCTCATCAGAGGCATCGGTGGCAAGACCTTGTGCGCCGATTTCACTCAGCTCATCCAATGCCTTGTCAGTTAATCCCATATCCTTGCAAAGCTCGGATAAGGTCTTACGGAGTTTGGTTTTCATATTATCTTTAATTAAAAAAATGATGTAGAATTCGAGTTCTTTGGCGCAAAGATACGATTTTTCTTTGATATATGCCTATTAAGCACCTAAAAATTTTTTATATTTAACATTGTGCAGACCACGCAGTTAGCTGCGTTTCGCCGTTTTTAGTAAGATTTTTTAAGAAAAATAATTGCTCAAAAAGTTGCCTATTAAGCAAATAGTCTATATCTTTGCACACAGAAAGAGATACCTAATAGGCATTTCAATCGAAAACGAGAATGTAAAACAGAAGTTTCAAAATTAAAATTTCAACGCATATGTTAATTTCAGAATTCATCGACAGAACAGGTTTCAGACCAACAGAGGACTACTATCACACAGTGATTGAGCCTGAGTATAATGCAAGCGACATCGAAAAGGATGCTTGGTGCAAGCAATGGAAAAAGAACGGAGGCATTCAGAAAGCCTACGATGCTATGAGTAAAGAAGCTGCCAATGAGTATTGCAAAGTTCTCTCTCTCGAAGAGGAAAACAAGAAGCTCAGAGAGCAAATCACCTCTCTCAGAGATGAGAACAAAGACCTGAGCAAGACGAATGAGGAACTAATCTCAGATAACGATGCTCATATCGCCCTCATGTATTCTCTCATCGAGATTTCAGAGAGAAGTTCATCCGCAGAACTGAGAGAGGTCATCATCAACGAAATCGGCTTCAAAAACTACATCGCCTATAAGTTCGAGCATGATATGAATATATGGCAGCTCGATAGGGATGCAATAATCGAGAATCTGAAATAAACTAAGTTTAATCAGGGGAGGTGCAAGCCTCCCCATAAATCAACGCAACAATGGAGAAAGTAAATGTTTATCAGATGGTCACAGACCGCATCATCGAGGAACTTCAAAAAGGTATCATCCCTTGGCACAAGCCTTGGTCGGGTGCAGGTCTCGCAGACGGAGGCGCAGTGAACTATGTTTCACGCAAGCCTTATTCAATGCTCAATCAGATGCTTTTAGGTCGAGAGGGCGAGTATCTAACATTCAAGCAGGTCAAAGACTTGGGAGGCGACATCAAGAAAGGCGCAAAATCATCGATGGTCGTTTTCTTCACGATGATTTCTCACGGCAAGAAAAAGACTCAGGATGAGAACGGAAACGAGGTCGAGGTTACGACCGCCAAAGAGCATCTTATCCCAATCCTGAAGTATTATCGGGTATTCCACATCGATGATACAACAGGCATCGAGAGCAAGATTAAGGCTGGCGAGCCAATCGAGCCGACTATCCTGCCAATCGAGTGTGCAGAGAATGTCATCAACGGCTACCTGAGCAGAGAAAAGAAACTCAAATTTCAGAATGACAAGCCGAGCGCACAGGCTTACTACTCTCCGATGTATGATAAAGTGGTCGTGCCGATGCTCTCTCAGTATCAGGATGCAGAGGAATACTATTCAACTACATTCCATGAGCTGACTCACTCAACGATTCCTCCTTATCGATGCGACCGCAAGGCTGAGAACGACCACGCATTCTTCGGTAATGAGGATTACTCACGAGAGGAATTGGTTGCAGAGCTTGGTTCTGCCATGATTTGCAACGCTATCAATCTCGATTGCGAAAAGGCTTTCAAGAATTCAGTCGCCTACATTCAGGGATGGCTCAAAGCTCTGCACAACGATAACAAGATGATTGTTTGGGCTGCATCGAGAGCCGAGAAAGCTGCCAAATACATAATGAACGTGAAAGACTAATATCAGACAATCGCAGAGAGGGCGTTTCCTTTCGCTCTCCTGCGATTAAATCCGAAAGATGATAAAGTAATCATATCAATAAATAAACGCTCTCAAAATGGCTAAAATCAATTTATATAAGAATACGGATTATTTCGAGTTCACTCAGCCAAATCCGACTGAGGGAAAGAGATGCAGGAAACCCGATTGCGCTATCAGGGCATTCGCCATCGCTGCCGAACTCACATGGCAGGAGGCTTACGATGTCCTCTCGAAGATAGCTCGTGAAGATTACGATATTCCCAATTCTCAGAATGTTTACGAGAAAGCTTTTGCTCAGAGAGGATATAAGGTCGTTTCCCTGAAATTCAAGAAAGGAGAGAAACGAAAGACCGCAAAGGATTTCGCTAAGAGCAACCCCAAAGGTCGCTATATCCTGAGCCTCGCCAATCATCTCTGTGCGGTGGTCGATGGCAAAATCAGAGACGGATGGAACTGCGGAGATAAGTGCATCTATAAAATCTATACAATAAACGAAAAGTAATAATAATCAAAATCATCAGTGTTATGGATACCAACATCAATTCAACAAAGAGAACAGACATCTATTCAGTTGACCCTCGTAATGTGGTCGTAGTCGATAACTTCAACGTGCGCCGTGATTTCGCCATTGACGAACTCAAAGAGCAAATCAAGCTGCAAGGCGTTCTCAATCCCATCACGGTCGTACCGTTCAAAGATGAGAATGGAGATGAGAAATACCGCCTCGTGGATGGTGAACGCAGATTGAGAGCTACTCTCGCTGCAATCTCCGAGGGTGCAGACATCAAGCGTATCAAGGCGATTTTCCTGCCTCGCAATACCAAAGAGGAAGATTTGCTCATCGAGCAGATGATGAGGAATGAGGGAAAGAACTTCACCGAATATGAATCTGCCATCATGTTTCAGCGATTCAGGGATAAGTTCGGATATACTCAGAGCGAGATTGCTCAGAAGTTCGGAAAGAGCATCACGTTCATCGGTCGCTGCCTCTCACTTCTCGACCTTGCACCTGAGATTCAGGAGAAAATCGAGAAAGGCGAAATCTCCACAGGTGCAGTCCGTCAGATTGTAGAGCTGAATAAGGATGATGAAGCAGCTCAGGTTGCAGCCGTTCAGGATGCGGTCGATGATGCCAAGAGCAAGGGAAAGAAATCGGCTACGGTGAAGAATATCGGAGGCGATACCAAATCTCAGAAAGACCTCAAAAAGGTTGTCTCAGGCATCAAAATCCTCATCGAAGCAACCGTTCAAGCGAAACTCCATATCGAGGATATGAGCGCAAGGGAGCTGATTGCAGCTCTGCACAATGCAGAATCGATGGAAGATGTCATCGCCAAGCTGAACGGCTCTCCTGAGCCTGAGAAAGAGCCTCAGAGCGAAGAGTTATCTCCGATGATGAAGCAGTTTCAGGAATTGAAAGCCACGCATCCCGATGCGACTATCTTATTCAGATGCGGTGATTTCTACGAGACCTATCAGGAGGATGCAGAAGTAGTCGCCAAGACGCTCGGAATCACCCTCACCAAGAAAGATGATATTAAGATGGCAGGATTCCCATATCACGCTCTCGACCAATATCTCCCGAAGCTCATCCGTCATGGTATGAGAGTCGCTATCTGCGACCAGCTCGAAGACCCTAAGACCACTCAGAAACTCGCAAAGCGAGGCATCACAGAGATTGTTTCATCCGATAATAATGATTAAAGACTATGGCACAAGACGAAAAAAGAGAACAGGTAATTCAGAATATCGCAGATATGCTGAGAACAAACCCATTCACATTCGAGTTCAAAGTGAAGAAAAATCCGAAAGGCATCAAGGTCATCTACGAGGTCACTCAGGACGAAATGGATGCTATGATGAAGAAAGCCGCAGAGGAACATAAAGCAAGGAAAGGGTAGTAATTATGGCAACACAGAAAGAAAAGCTCGTTAAAGCCACTCAGATGGCAATGCGAATCAAGAGTATGGCAAGCCGCCTCCGTCACGATGCAATAGATTACGATGTGAGATTTCCTCTCTCGTATGCCGATAATATGGAGAGAATGGCAAATGATTTCCTGAAAATGAAATGACAATCAGAAACTGCATTTCCTGCGATTTTCTCTGTTTGAGGTGATAAAATCCTCATTTCTGAGTTAAAATCGTGGGGAATCGCAGGAAAATGAGTAATTTTGCAGCATGAAATGAAAGTAGTACATCTAAAATTGAATGAGCCTCACGATGGAGAGACTGATTTCTATTTCGGTTCTCTGAAAGCCATCTACGATGCAATCCCTCATAATGAAATCGGGATTGCTTATAAATCGCTTACCAATGCGATACGAGGCAAGAATGAATATCAGAATAAGCGATGCACGATTAAGGTCGGGCATCTCCAACAGAAACAACAAACCAAAAGTTAATGAATATGGAGTACAGATACAGAATAGGTCAAGATGACCTTGCTCGTATATACGAGAATGCTCAGGCTCGAATGGATGCCAATCCTGAAATAGCAGAAAAGCATAAGAAAGCGATTCGTGAACACTCTTCTTTCAAGAGTGAGAAAGAGGCTTTGCAGGCAGCTATCAAGCTCAGGAAAGAGAATCATTGGGGTTGTCAGATATGGGCGAATGTCGAGAAAGTCGATGATATATATCGCATTCAGAACTATTGGCTCGTTACAGATGACGGAAAGACCAAACTTTCTGCCGACTATATCGGAATGGCTCTCATGTATGATGAAGCGAGACTTCTGAATATCATAGATAAGGACATTCCAATAGATGAAGTCATCGCATACTACTAAAATAGAATGAGGATATATCAGCGTTGAGATATATCCTCATTTCTTTATTTCTTCTTGACCGCAATTATAGACCTATTCCAAATTACCATATAATTAGGTCCATCGCAATACATAGCATCATAACCGAGGGCGCAAGCATATGTATTTTCGTGATTTCCGTAAGCTCTGCGTTGAGCAGGAGTTAATTTCCTCCACATATCATACAAATCACTCTGCTTGATTATCTTCGGGATTCTCGTCCAAGTCATTTCGGATATTGTGTGACTGCCATAACCATAGCAGATACTATCATTATATGCTTCACTCTTACAGCTATCAGTCAAAGTCCGCACCTTCCGACCATTCCATGCAGATGTGGCGACATACATACCATCACCATATACTCGACCGCCAGGACCATTGAGTTCCAAGAGTTCTGCGACATAGAGCTGAGATGCAAACTCTTTGCTCGACATCTTCTTTCCTTTGAATGTGGTAGGATTCACTGTGCGATAGAATACATCGCCACAGGCTTTCTCCAACATAGCAAATTCGCTTTCTGAAACCAATTTCGCAGGAGCATCGAAACCTTGCATTCTTGCAACATTATTAGTGAATGTGCCGCCGTATGGGTCTTCTGATACCATCTTCGATGTATCAATGCTTGATGAAATATCTTTGCCGATAGCACCTCCCTTATACTCTTTATTGAGTGCGCTCTTAATATCTCCACCACGCTTGATTTGTTTTTCGATGAGCTTCTGTTGCTGAGCCTCTGCATCTGCGATACTCTTTTGCAGAGCTGCGAAATCATTACTCTTGATAGCATCATCAATCTTGGTGAGATAATCTTTATAGACACTCGATTTCGTCTTGAAAGTCCTCAGGGATGCAGCCTTTGAAATCAGGTCATTCCAAGCGAGCTTCTGATTGATGAAACGAATCTTCTCAGTAATCGCTTTCTTGATAATCTCTTTCTGAGAGTAACTGATAGTCGGATTGGTAAGCTCGAAATCTAATTTATTCCTCAGGTGTTCCAATGGAGCGGTATCGACAGAAGAATAACTATACTTAGATAGCCATTTCTTCATCACTCCATCAAGCTCATTGTATGCTTCTTTCAGCTCACTCATTGAGTGTGATTGATGCAGTTCGTGAGCATTCGGCATGAGGTCTGCAAGTGCAGCCTCTTGTTTCTTCATTGCAGAAACGCTCTGAGCGACCGTCTTTGCGAGTTCCTGCATCTTATTGAGGTCTCCTGACTTGATGGCAGATTGCAGCTCTGAGAAATCAACCTCTCCATAGTCCTGAGCCACATTGAGAACATTGTCGGCAGTTTTCTTGATGAGTTGATGCTTATGCTTTCTTTCTTCCCAAGCATTCTTGATAGCTTCCTCCTGTTCAGGAGTGCGAGCATCATGCCTGAGCTTCGCTTTTTCGAGGATAGAGAGTTCTTTCGGCTTGGGATTGATAATCTCATCGATTGCCTGAGCATTATTGCGGATGAAATACGGCTCTGTGCCTCTCTCACGAGATGCTGCAATATCTTCGGCATGGTCTCTCACCCAATCCTTGAAAGCCGCAGGATAATCGGTTATCTGCTTTCCTCTTGGAGTATATTTCTCGCCTTTCAGAAAAGCCTCAGTAACCTTTGCCATCTCTGATTCATCCATCAGGATAGGAGTGCAGAAACAGAAGCATTGAGGATGCCAACCATCAAAGACGAAATCCTTTGGATAGTCACCTTGCAGCTTATCGCAGATGTCTTTCTTCGGATGGTTCTTTGAGAGCTGCACCCTCTGACCGAGAACGAAATCCATATCCTGCCATCGGGCATTGTCAGCACGGCGATAGGCGATATTTGTCTCAGTCCGAGCCACACGCATTGCATTACGAGCAGATGACTTATATACTCCTGCACCTGTCTTGTAGGAATCTCTATCATAGTCAATCCACTTATATTTGCCTGTGACCTCATCTTTGATGCGTTTCTTCCATTTCTTGCCATAGACAATCTCTTTCCCTGTGATTTCTCCTGTCTCAGGGTCGATGATGTCTTTCTCGCCTTTCTTATAGCGGAAACGGCGAAACATATCATCGGGATTGTTCAGGTATTGGCGCACCTTTCGGCTCATTGAGCTTGATGATTCGCCCTCTCCGATAGATACGGTCATTGCGACCTCCATTTCATCCCTGAGCTGACGAACGGACTTCCAAACCCTATCAGAGAGATTCAGACCATGCTCAGAGCGAGAGAGGAAAGCATCACGAGCAGCCGTATTCCTGCCCATCCAAGCCGAGAACTCAGGACTTTCGAGGACTTTCTTCCCGAATACAGATTGAACGAGCTTATCGCATTCCTGATTAGCTGCATCCCATTCGAGTTTCACTCCCTGCTGAATAGCCATCGTAACGGCAGAATGCAGTCGGCGAAGCAAGACCTCAACCTCTTTCTGTTTCTTGACACTCTCTCCATCGAAAGAGAACATCACTCCCTCATCGAGTGAGGGCATGGTCTTATTGAGAGCGAGAATATCGTTCACCGTCTTAGCGAACAATAATCTCACTTTCTCTGCGTATGCCTCTGTTCGCCTGATTCGGGCGAGAGTTGCAGCTTTTGGGTCTGAGCCTTGCTTTGCCATTTATCGTTTTTGCTTATTTTCCTGCGTTCTGAGCCGTTTTCTTTTTTTTCTTAGCATCTTCATCATCCTCATCATCTTCATCGCCGTCAGAGAAAGATGCAGCACCTCCATCGTTACCCATATTGAAGATAGCTTCCTGCTGCTTCTGCCTTTCTTCTGCCTCTGCTGCAAGACGCTCAGATTCACGATTCGGGTCTTTGACGATAGGATTGAGTTCGACTGCACTTTCTGTTGAGAGGATTCCTGCATCGACTGAGCGGATGATATTATTCAGAGCATCCTCGATGTCCTCACCGAATGGCTCTTGGAATTCATGCCCGACCTCCAAAGCCTCACATTGAGAGTGCAGGGAAACATCGAGTACATTGCCGATGATAGCCGTGATGAGCGATGAAGTGCGGTCGAGCATCTCATCATAGGTCTCTTTACGCTTCGATGCCTTGATGTCTGCAAGCATCATCACCGTGCGGAGAGCCTTTGCTGAGAGCTGAGAGATAGATTTCAGGGTATCGGTCGTGATGTTAGGTGTGAATGTCTTTTGCAGGATTTGGGTCTGCAACCATTCCAATTCGTCTTTCTTCGACTGAGGCGCATTATCCCAAGTGAGATACTTTGCCGCCTTTTCGACTCCATCCTTATCATTCGTGATGAGCAGCTTTGCAGCCTCTTTCTTTTCAGGCATATTCTTGATAATATCCTGAGCCATGATAGCGATTGGGTCAGCGAAATAGTCATTCGTATCGGCAGTTCTCGATGCGATGCTTTCCTCACGATGGATGAGAGCTTCTACACCATCCCATTCCTTTTCCTGACGGAAATAGATAAGAGGAATCTTCCCGATGAAGTTGATTTCCTCTACGACCTCCCATCCGAGAGCTTTCTTCACGCAATGATAGATGGTCTTTGGAGTGAATACATCGAAATGATAGGTCGCTCCTTCCTCTGTGTCTCTCACATAATATCCCCATGCGATTGCAATCAGATTCTCGTATTGGTCGAATCGGGTATAAATCTCATCGCCCTTTGAGCGAGCGAGAACCCTGAGCTGACAATCAGGATTGCCCTCATCATCCTTGAATACACGGAAAAGCAATGCAGATTCCGTCTCTGCTCCTGCAAGACGCTTGCATTGGCGTATCTTGGCATTGAATCGGGTTTTCTTGATGAAGTCCTGATAAGCCTTGAATGCGTCATCTGTTCCCTCTGAGAGCTGCGTCCATTTCACAGGGCGACCAAAGAGGAACACAAGCGCAATCTCATTGATGAACACAGGATAAGGGATAGGCAGCTTCCAAACAGGCTCTTTCCTGAGGAACTTGCCTTTCTTATCGGTGATAATCTTGTCCTCTCGCTTCATTATCTGATGCTCTTTCGTGATATACTCTTTGAGAGCATCCATCACGAACTCAACACGAGAGACCATTTTCTCCTTGACTGCGGAAATATCCTTTGCAGCCAACAATTGCTCGAACTCTTGATTTCTTCCGACCAAGGCGTTCACATAGTTGCGAAACAAATCTACTAAAATCATATTCTTCAATTTTTAAGTTTATAATCCGAACATTGACTTATCGATATTTTCGTAGTCCATATCGTCATCTTCTTCGTAGAGGTCATTTATTGCATATCCGAGAATATCAACGAACTCATCATGCTCCATTGCAGGGAATCCGCATACCTCATCGAGGAAATCATCATTCCAAGAGCCATCAACGAGAAAGACACGACCGCATTCAACACGAGGCGAAACCACCCTAAACCGAGTTTCTTTTGAATCGACAGGGGTAGGAGTCTCTTTCACATTGAGCGAAGATATTGCTTTGAGCATCTGAACCACGCTCTCACCATTGGCTTTCGGCTCAACGTGCAGCTTACTCTCTGCATTCCCCTCATGCGCTGCCATATACTCAGGCAAGAATCGAAGCAAATCAGGCATCTCTTTCCATACTTTCTGAGCATTGTAGATATAGACATATCTGCCTATCCTGCAAGCCGCCAAAATGCCCGATGGGTCATTTCCTGTCGGCTTTTTCTTTCCGTAGGCGGTATCGAGATAGAAGTGCATCGGCTCATTGAACCTGAGCGATTTGAATTCAGCGAGAGAGATATGCTGAAACCAATCTCTTTTCACGATATTACCGCCCTCGATGACAGGATGCTGCTGATATAGAGCTGAGAACTCACGAGGTGAGCGATTTTTCTGCTTGATGAGCTTCTGCACGGAGTGATGCGATGCCCAAAGAGCCTCTCCGACCTTTCTGTTACTCAATCCTCCGTCATTCTCTTTCTCACAGATGGCAGGGATAGCGAGAACTTTCCATTCGTCTGCCTCTGCTTTCAGGATGCGCCCTGCAAGGTCATCCTCATGCCATCGGGTCATAATAAAGAGCTGCCTCGAATGATTGTGCAATCGGGTAGTGAGGACGGTATTATACCACTCCCAAACCTTTTGCCGATAGGTCAGCGAATAGGCTTCTGCTGCATCTTTCACAGGGTCATCGATAATCGCTATATCGACAGGTGTACCTGTCAGAGGACCACCGACACCGACTGCCTTATAGAATCCACGATGCCCGACCGTCTCAAAGAAATCAACATTCTTGATATAGGTTCGAGGGTCATTCTTCGCTTTCAGAGAAGTACTGAGATAGGTATCGGGGAAGATTTCTTGATACTCAGGACTCTCGATGATACGCTGCACAGAGCGAGAGAATTGCTCTGACAGGTCGGCAGCATACGAGCAAGATGCAATCTTCAAATCAGGGTCTCGACCTAACGCCCATGCAGGGAAGTTACGAGAGATGATTTCCGATTTGCCATGCTGAGGTGGAACGAATACCATCAAGTTCTTAATCTTGCCCTCCAAAAGCATCTGACAATGCTCTGCGATGACACGATGAAACCACTCCAACTCATACTTGGGATTGCTATAACCGAGGAAATGCGAGAATGAGGCTGGTGCTTCGAGTTTGAGTCTCATCTGCATCAACCGCATTAGCTTCTGTTGTCTCTCGATTTCCGTCAGTTTCATTCTTTGGTCTCAAGTTTGCTGAGTCTCTCGATTTCTTTGTTTATTTCATCAATTGTCATCTCTTTCTCGCCCGATGGTTTCAGAGTGATGTCGCTCTTTTGGCGGTTCTGATAATGCTCAGGGTCGAGATTGGTGAGCAGGAATATCGCAGCTCCCACATTTGGCTGAATGACGATTTTCTTCTTTACCATCTTTGTGATGGTCGGCTTATCGGGATTCTTGGGATTGGGTCGGTATTCAGTAGTCGTTTCCTCATGCTCGCTGCCCTTTGCCACCTTAGCGAGTGTCTCGTGCAGGTCGTGAGCGAGGGAGAGCCTGAACACCTCTCTGCCTTTCTCGATAGCCTTTTTGAAGTCATCCTCTTCATTCAGCCAACGGCGATAGGTCTTATCGTTGATGCCGAGTTCCTTGCAGAAGTCTTGCAACTGCGCCCCTCCGTATTCGATGAGACCATGCTCGCTTATCCATTCCTCCGCTCGCTGAAATAGTGATGCTGATTTCTTCATGTCTGCAAATCGATTAGTTTATAGAACTCTCTTTTGAGTTCAGGGTTTTTCTCGAATAATCCTGTGAAGTGAGCCACAGACATATTGCCATCATTCCTCACGCCTCTCATCGTCTTACAGAGATGCTTTCCTCTCATCACGATAGCGAAGCCGAGAGCATCATCATTCAGAGCCTCAGAAAGCATATTCACGATGTCTCGTGCGAGCCGTTCCTGAAGCTGCAATCGGGCAGCGCAATAGCCGACTACACGAGCGACCTTTGAGATGCCGAGGATGCGACCTTTCGGATTGGGGATATAGGCAAAGTAATACTTACCGAAGAAAGGCAGGATATGATGCTCGCACATGGAGTAATAATCTCCTGTATCGAATACCAAATCAGAGATGCCTTCCTCATTCGGGAAAGTGGTAATCTTCGGCTTCTGAGCAGGGTCATAGCCTCTAAATATCTCTTTCCACATTCTCACGATGCGGTCGGGAGTGCCTTTCAGACCATCTCTGTCAGGATTCTCGCCGATAGCGATTAAGAGAGCTTTTATCGCACTCTTAATATCTTCTGTGTTTGGAGTGATAGTTTCCATTTTGGATTAGCTTTTACAAAGTTTACACAATGCTCGATGATTTCTCTGTTTCGCTGCTCATCGCCTGTATCGCAAGGCTGCACGAAATAATGCGCTGCCGTGATGCCCCATGTAGGGTCAGCATAGAGAGTCTTTCCATCGAGAACAATCTTCACCTCCTGAGCGGTCTTGATGACAGGCTTTCCGACTGAGCCGACATAAGCCTCTTTCGGAGATACCGTCACCCAATCGACATTCGATGGAACTTCACGAGTGCCATTCGTCTCGATGGCAACCATCTTTCCGAGGTCGTGAATCTTATCCACGAGCGAGCGAGTGAGCTGCAAGGTCGGCTCTCCGCCTGTGATGACCACGAGATGAGCAGGATATTTTGCGATTTCAGCGCATATCTCATCCTCTGTGAGGTCTTGGTAAGGCTGATGCTCAGTATCGCAGAAAGAGCATCTCAGATTGCATCCTGAGAGCCTCAGAAAGATAGCCGCCTCTCCTGAGTGCGCTCCCTCTCCCTGAATCGAATAGAAAATCTCATTTACTCTCATAGCGCACCATCATCTTTGAGTTTGTCATCCACATAAACGGCGAAATTGCCCTCACTCTCTCTGACTGATGCCTTATAGCACTGAGGAATCTGCTCTACAATCCATCGGGCGATATTCTCTGCGGTGGGATTGAATGGCAATATGTCATTCAGATTCGAGTGGTCGAGCTTGCCGTGAATCTTCTCCTTGATATGCTTGAAGTCGCAGACCATCCCATCCTTGTTGAGCTTCTTAGCCTTGCAATAGACGGTGATAATCCAATTATGACCGTGCAAGTTCTGACACTTGCTTTCGTAGGATAATGTCAGAGAGTGACTCCCTGCAATCTCCATCCTTTTTGAAACGTAATACATAAGCGATATTGATTTTATATGATTAAACTTGGTTTACTCCTCATACTCTGTCGGGTCATCGATTCCTGCATCCCTGAGAGCCTCTTTGCGCTCTATGCAAGTTCCACACTTACCGCAATGCTTCTCGCCTCCCTTATAGCAGGAATAGGTCTTTGAATAATCAATTCCGAGAGCCTTTCCGACCTTTGCGATGTCGGTCTTTGAGTATGATGTATAAGGCGCAAAGATATTGATATGCTCGTATGTGCCGTATGCCATTGCCTGATTCATCGCATCGATGAAAGTCGCCCGACAATCGGGATAGATAGCATGGTCTCCTGCATGATTGGCGATGAGAACCTTTGTCAGACCTCGACTCTCTGCAAGACCACAGGCGATAGAGAGCATGATGCCATTGCGGAAAGGAACGACAGTCGATTTCATATTCTCGTCCTGATAGTGACCCTCAGGAACTGCATCCGCTCCCTCCAAGAGAGATGATTTGAAATACTTGCCCATGAAGTCGAGAGGGATGATGAGATGCTCGATGCCGAGCTGCTTGCAATGATAGGCTGCAAGCTCAGCCTCTCGCTTGTTGTGATTGCTGCCATAGTCGAAAGTGACTGCGAGAGCAATATAATCCTTTTGGTCATACAGGAGCGTAACGCTATCCATGCCGCCCGATAGGATGATGATTGAATTCTTCTGTTTCATAGTCTCTGATATTTGAAAATTTGATGATGTCGGCTTTTTATATAGCAAATCCGCATTCTACGCAATCAATCAAAGATGATTCTCAGCATATTTGCCGAATTTCACCCATTCATTGAAATTGTTTACTGCGCCCTCTCTCGATTTGAGTCTGCATCCCTCTTTGCCTAACTGCTCCAAGAGACCTGTACGAGGATTGAACTTATAGAGATAGCCGCCACGATTGCCATAGAGCCATGCGGTGCTATCGACTGAATCGAAGTGATATTTCTTCAAGTTCGCCACGGTGGTATATCCCAATCCGTGAATCTTGCATTTGTGGTCGTGAGATGTCTTGATGAACCAAGGAAAGGCAGTCTCGTATTTCTTTCGGTCAATCTCTTTGGTGACAATGCCGCCGAGAGCCACATAGGGATAGTTCTCGCACATCTTGATGAAATACTCCTTGCCTCGATTGCGATGCCATACAGGGATAGGCTTCTTTCCTGTCAGAGCTTCGAGTTTCTCTCTGAGCCGTTCTACCTCAGTAAGACCGACCACGGAATCAATATCAAGCTCGAAAAAGAGCTGCACGTTCCATCGATTGATGAATGCCGCATATTCCTCGACATACTCATCCCAATTTATGCCGCCTTTGTGCGAGCCTGACATGAACGTGAAAGCTCCTGAATCGAGCAGGAACGAGCCGAAGTGCTTAACAAGCGTCATAAATTCCTCGTTCTTTCTGAGGTAGTAGAATGATTCGAGGATATTGATGCCTTTCAGAGCATTCTCCCCTGTGAAGAAATCGCATCCATAGAGTTGCTCTCTGAGGATTTTCTTCTTATTGTTGTCTCCTGCGATATATACTTTCATAGCGTCCATTACCTCACCTCGTGAGCGAGGGTCTGCGAGATAGATTTTCATTACCCTTTGCCAAAATTCACGGAGATTTCCTGAGATGCCTCCTGCGAGAAATATCTTCATACATCTACGCTGAATATATTATCTTGATTTATATATTATATAGCTATATAGTGCTATAATAGCGATATTACTTCACCTTGATTCCTGAGTAGTCAGACAGAGCCGATTCGATGAGCGATTTCATCTCATCCTTTTGGTCTGCATACTCATCGGGAATGGTGATTGTCAGCTTCTCGCCCTTGCTCTTTTCTTCCTCGTTTTCGAGAGAATCAAAGAACTCATCCGTATTGATTTCACTCTCCATGATAGGCAAATCAACACCCCATGATGTGAGTTGAGCTGCATCCCATTCATTGGCGAGCATATCCCAATCCCACTTACCGAAGCCGTTGTTATCGATGACCGAATAGGCTTTCAGCTGCTCGATAGAGGTCTCTTTGGGGATGATGATGCAGGGAGCGGTCTTGAAACCAAGTTCGCTCATTGCATGATAGCGCATATTACCGCCGATGATGATATACTTGCCGTTTTCGAGAGGATAGACGAGCAATCCCCTGAGAGTGAGCATTTCAGGATATTGCTGAATGTTCTGTTTCAGCAAATCCATCTTTGAGTCTGTTATCTGCCTCGGATTGGATGGCAGACCTTCAAGCTGACCGTCATTCGGTTCTAATTGAGCCAGCTCCATCGATACAAACTGCGTATCGATACTCTTGTTCTGAGTGTCTTTTCCCATGATGACAATTGTCTAATAAAATGATATATCGGCACAAAGATACAAAAAAGGATGCTTATTAGGCATCCTTTTAGGCGAAAAATATATATTTTTAACGCAAATAGGCGTTAATTTGCTCCATAAAGTCCTCAAAAGAGCGACAAATGACGTATTTATACCCTGCATCTTCGACCGCTCGCTGCCAAATCTTCTGAGATGGCTGCTGCTTGCCCTTTTCCGTCTTCATCTCGATACAGAGACCATGATAATGCTTTGCAGGGAATAGAAGCAATAGGTCTGAGACTCCTTTCGTCACTCCCTCCGCTTTCATTATCGCTCCCTCAATCCTGCGCCTTGCACCACCATTGGGAACGGCAAACAAGAGCAGAGCGAGCTTCGGATATTGCAGTCGAAACCACTTCACGCAGTTCTGCTGAATGATACTCTCGATATGTCTCATAGCTTAGAACGGCAAATCGTCATCGTCTTTCTTCTGCTCCTGAGCCTGAGGGAATGAAGTGCCTCCCTGCACAGGATATTGAGATACTCCCTGAGATTGGCTCTGCTGAGATTCTGCCCTACGGTCGAGCATCTGCATCGACTCGCATTCAATCTCTGTCACATATCGGGTCTGACCGTCTTTCTCGTAGGAGCGAGTGCGTATCTTTCCCTGAATATAGAGCGAGCTGCCTTTGCGGACATATCGCTCAACGACCTCAGCAGTCTTTCCCCAACAGACGATATTATGCCATTCCGTCCTATCGGGTATCTGCTGACCGCTCTGAGTGGTATATCCCTTTTCGGTCGTAGCGAGGGAAAAGCTCGCCACCTTTCTTCCTGATTGGGTCGAGTTCACTCTTGGGTCATCCCCAACGAAACCAACCACAATCGCCATATTTACTGATGCCATATTATGTTATATTATATATTCTACTGATAAACGATATTATTACATAGCCGAATTTCGCACAGAAACGGCTCTCTGACGCATTTTCTCGTCATTCCCTTAGTGGTATTCAGGTCTGAACGGATTAGAGCGAATACGAAGCCAAAACGAGCGTCTCTGATAATCTCTCCGAGGATGCAGCCTCTCATAGTAGGGTGGTGGCGGTTCTGAGCGATGCCTTATCCTCTCATACCATTCCAATGACGAGTATTTCTCTATCAGTCTGATTGCCCTTCTTATCAAATCCGATTGTCTCATGGCTGACCCTCCCCGAATAGATTTCCCTGAACAGGCTGCGGTCGCTTGCTCAGGATAGCGTTCACTCTTGCGATTTCCGCATCAATCTCCCTTTCGAGAGCCTTGCTCCGATTGAGAGCGGCACTACTCCGAGTCTTGAAATACTCCTTTTGTGCCTCTCTCAATTCAGATACCTTGTCGAAAAACTCCTTAGGCTTCATCTGCTTTCTCAGTCTCTTTCGGATGATACTCGAATACGTCCATTATCTGAGTCTCAGCGATGGAGATAATCTCATAATCAATCATCGTGCCTCCCATCACCTCATCGACATTCTTCACGGCTGCATTGAAGTTCTCAGCATGAACGAGATAGGTCACGTTCTGCCGTTTCTTATTGCCTGACTTCTCATCGATGGTGATGAATGCGAGCTTCGCCTTATAGTAGCGGTCGGCACTCGGTTTCTCATCGAAGAATATCTCACCGAACGGAGCGAGTGAAATATCTTTCACCTCGAACTCTCCGCTGATGTATGCGGACATTTCCTCTGTGATGCGTTCCTCTGCCTCTGTGAAGCTCACGGCATCGATGACATAACTCTCTGTGACTTTCTTCTGCATACCATCCTCCTGCATCTTCTCGTAGCGGACTTTGCAGATGAACCATTGTGCTGTTCTTGATTTCATAATTTGAATTGTTTGAATGATTAAAAACTCGGTTTATTTCTCACTATCTGATTTCTCAGACTTTTTCTTTCGGGTGCGCTTCGCTTTCGGCTTTTCCTGAGCCTCTTTCTCTGCGATATTCTTTGCCGCATTATCCTTGGCTTTCTTGATGGCAGCATTACGGAATGCAATCAGGACAATCTGCTTCACCGTATTCCTCTCGCCTGAGCTGAGGGATGATTTCTTCGCCTGAATCAAATCCCACTCCTTGACGATAGCATCAGGATTGAGGATGCCTTTCTCATCGAGATTGACGAAAGGATTGCGTTTCAACTCGCCGCTCTTGCTTTCTTTGCGGACTTTCTCACGATTCTCTTTTGCATTGGCGATGACCTCTGCAATCTGAGCCTTCACTTCCTCAGTAGTGAGACCCTGTTCTTGATTCTGATTCTTTTCTTCCATTTTGATTGATGTTAGAAGTTATTTTGCTTATTGATTTCTTCTGCTCTCTTGCTTATCTCGCACTCAGAGCATCGAGCCTTATCCATTTCGCAGAGCGAGCAGGGAGCGAGGGCATATCCGCAATGCTGACAGATATAGACCTTATGCCCATTACTCCGAAACTCATTCTCGCTCTCGCAATTCGGACACCACTCATCGAATTTGGTGATTGTGAATGCCATATTAGTCGAATAATGATTTCTGTGATTTCAGTTGCTCCATTCCCTTGATATTCTTGATAGCCTCCTTGAAATAGCTCTCTTTCAGCTCAAAGCCGATGCCGAAACGATTGAGCTTGACTGCCTCATAGACCTCTGAGCCGATGCCGAGGAAAGGAGTCAGGACGGTATCGCCCTCGTTGCTCCATAGGGTGATGGCTCTCTCGATAGTGTCGAGCTGCAAAGGACAGATATGTTTCTCGTCTGCTTCATCACGACCTTTGGCTGCATTGAGAGTATTTGAGTAGTCAATATCCATCCAAACAGGCGATGCGTACTTCTGCCATGTATCGACAGAGATATTGCAGTGAACAGGATGCTCATGCTCGCCCTCTTTGCGGAAAACCATCAAGTAGTCAGGAATGCCGACACGGCTCATGGCTGCATCCTTGCCGACCTGCTTATGCAACAGACCGAGAGCCTTTGTGCGCTGCATCTCCGTGACAGGATTCTTCCAAATGGTGACTCTCGAATGATAGATGAAACCTACCTCTGTGAATGCCTGGAGTATCATGCCTGAGAAATCCCTGAGACCGATATATCCCTCCTTGCCTTTCTGAATAGGCAAATCCATGCAATGTACGGCGATATTTCGCCCCCCCCCACATGACACGATAAAGCTCTTTCACGAGGAACTTGAATGCCTTGAAAAACTCCTGATAATCCTTTGAATTGCCCATATCTTCGAGCTTATCAGAGTAGGTGTAAAGCTCTGCGAATGGTGGCGAGAATATCGAGAAACCGATGCTCTCGTCAGGGATTGACTGAATGAGCTGCACACAATCGCCAAGGCGAATATCGCAGCGTTCTGATTTGTACTGATTGCTTACTTCCATCTTTTTGAGTATTATTTTATTCTTGATATTACGATTCATTGCATCAGTCATAGCCGACTGCATCTCATTAAACGCTTTCTGCTTAGCATCGAAGCTATCTTTCACGTTCTGCATCGTGTCGGTCGTGATGAGATAGATATTGACCGCCTCTTTCTGTCCGAAGCGATAGGAACGGCGAATTCCCTGATAGGTTGCCTCAAAGGAGAAATCGAGAGAGGCATATATCTGATTGTGGCAGTTCTGATAATTGAGACCGAACTGAGCGATTTTGAGCTTGGTGATAAGGATGCGGAAATCGCCATTGCCGAAGCCGAGCAGTTTTTCTTTCTTGTTTTCTCTCGAATCAGAGCCTTTCACCTCGATTGCCTCAGGCAGCAGGGAACGGAGATATTTTCCCTCGTCATCGTGACCTATCCAAATGATGAAGTTCTCATCGGGTCGAGCTTTCACCATCTCAGCCACTCTATCAAGACGGATTTTGTAGGTCAGACGCAGCTCTTTATGAAACTCGGTTGCAGATACGGCAGATGTATTGAATAGCATTCCATTATCTCGCTTTGGAGTCTCGACAATATCCTGAATGACATTGAGAGGTGGCAGGTCGTAGCCTTTGTCATCGAAGCCTATATCACTCGGTTTGTTGAGCATCACCGCCCAAGTCGATACGAAATCCCAAAAGCTCTGCTTTGCATGACCTTTGAGCCTCCAATCTGAGGTAGAGCCTCCATCATGCACGAAATACATTGCGAGCATCTCTGAGCGGCTCATCACATCGAGGAACTCAGCATGATTGCAGATTTCGGTCGTATCATTCGGTGATGGAGTAGCCGTGCAAGCGAGCTTATAGGGAGTGCGCTTGAACTGTTCGATGATATATGTTCGGGTCTTTCCCTGAAAGTTTTTCAGGATAGAGCTTTCATCGAGAACGATGCCTCCGAATGATGATACCTCGACATTCGGCAGATTGTCATAGTTCGTGATGAAGATTCCGCACTCATCGAGATTGTTAGGCTTCATCTCATCGTAATCCATCACCTTGTAGCCGAATTTCTCTCCCTCTTTGATGGTCTGAGAGATAACGGCGAGAGGTGCGAGGATGAGAACAGGCTGGTCGGTATGCTCGAAAACCTTTTGCGCCCATTTGAGCTGCTGAATGGTCTTTCCGAGACCGCAATCCTCAAAGAGGGCAAATTTGCCGACCGCCAATGCTCGTTTCACACAATACTTCTGAAAATCGAAGAGTGCAGGATTGAGGTCTGCATCCTCTACGGCAAAGCCGCTCTCGATTCTCTGAGTTTTCTTCATTTCGAGAAACTCATTGTACTCTTTCTTTTCTTGCTCTGTCATAGCTATTTCAGGTTTTTATAGTAAGCAATAATCCTCTTGCAGTTCGGGCATGAACATTCCTCGATACTACCTTTGTATTCTTTATTTACTGCACGAAATCCGTCTGTTTCAAGTGTACTATCAGGGATAGCCAATCCGCAGACCGTGAACTCACCACCCTTACGGATTTCATCAACAATACAGATATTTGAATATAACTCAAAATCACCTTGAAATTCCATATTCTGCAATGTCGCCATATTTTTATATTTTATTTTTATAACACTAAATCTAAATTAAAAAATCCATTTTCATTTTGTGCAACTCCTGCACGAACAGCAGCACGATAATTTCGTTTCCATTCACGTTCAACCTCTTTATTGAATGCCTTTCTTTCACGTTGCTTGCGTATCATAGGGCGGCTTGCACAGAACCTATTGCAATGCTCACAAAGAGATACTTTCTTTTCGGGTGCTAACCAAGTGTTGTCGTATTTACCCAATTTACAGTAATCCTCTGTGTTGTGGATTGGATAAGGGTCGTCTGTAACAAGAAAATCCTCATACACATGATGTGAGCAATCATAAGCCTTTTTTCTTTTTCTTACTTTCATACCTTTACAATTTATCGTATTCGTAAATCTCTTTATCGTATATCTTGGCAGCTCGATATTCGAGGTTGCAGCCTTTCGATGACTGCCAAGCATGGTCGAGATAGATAGCATCGCATTCGATGACTGCCTGAATGCAGTTACCCATAGCGATAGCCTCTGAGATATTCTGCGACTTATTCACGTCGAATGAGGAAACAAAGGAATATCCATAGAAACGATGGTCGGTCTTGATAATCTCTTTCAACTCTCTCACTCGCTTCTGAGCCGCCTTATACTTATTCCTGAAACCTTGCTCAGGTCGGGCGTTGATTGGTGTTGCAATATAGAGTTTCATACTCAGCCGATGATTAAATAGATGATGAATAACTGAACTATCTGCCCGATAATGCCTCCAAGCATGGTTGCAATCCAATCGAGCCAATCCCATTTATTGCCATACTGCGTATCTTTGAACTCCAAAGCTGATGCTGCACCGAGAACGCAGAGGATAGTGAATACCAATCCTAACGGTATCGCATAGAGGAAATGCTTTTTCCTATTACTTTCATTTAGCCACATAATCAATTATTTTCTTTACAAGGCGGTACGACCGCATATTCGACATATTGTTTTCTTTCGCTGCAAAAGCGACCATTCACTCCGAGATAGGATTTCGGGCAGTTGGCGCATTGCTCATTTGTTTGACTGCTCATATCGGTATCTGAATTTAGTGAAGTGAATAACTGCAAGCGGTTCTGTCAGGTCGTATCTCTCAAACCAATTCCTCCAATCGACCTCAGACAATCCATCATTATGAGCGAGAGTCTTGCAATCTACGGAACAACCGCCTACGAATTTCGGATGAATGGTTGAGCATCCTGCAATCACCATCTTCTGAATTCCGATACCATCGGCTTTCGTGAGATTGCAGATAAGTTCCTGCTTACTATGATATGGCTTTCCCGACCATTGACGAATAGAGAGTTGAGCTTCGCCTCGCTCGATTTGCTCGAATCGCTTTGCCCATAGCTCATAATTCGCCCGAATGGTGTGCAGTTTAGGAAACTCGCAGAATGTATCTGCATCTTTCTTGAATGGCTGACCTGAATTGAATGCAGCTCTGAAATTGGTTGGTTCACCTTTCCTGCGATGATAAGCAGGAAAAACCTTTGATAGTGTCAATACATATGTTTTCATTTCTTCAAAATCTTAATTCCAAGCATATTCTCGATTTCTCTCACGTTGCCGACTATCTTTCCGAATGCCGTAGTTACTTCTGTTCCTGCTTTCAGGACATCGGCTGCTGCATTGATAGAGATGAGTTCTTTCGTATTGCAGTCTTTCCAATTCTTCTTTGGCTCGTTATCTCTCTGATAATCGACAAAGACTCCTTTTCCTCTCTCGATGGTGATAGTGATTACCTCTCTGTCAGGATTCGGGATAGAGTCTAAATAATCATCGAAGATTGAACGTTTCGACTGCTTATTATTTCTCTTTTCTCTCGTGAGCCTTGCGACACACTCCCTGCATCGATTCCGATATGATTTTGAGAAGTCTGAGACAGGCAGCTCACGACCGCATATTTCGCATTTCTTCGTTTCCATTTTACTTTACATTTTTTGGAAGTAGATGACTGAGACGATTGATAGTTTCTGCATCTACTTTGTTATTGAACTTAGTGCAATTCCTCTCATGCAAGCCTGTTGCGAGCTTTCCGCAGCAACAGAACATTGTCTGTTGGTCTGAAAGTTCATCAAATACCATTTGGCGAGTTTTGACAAAGAGACCGAAGTCAGCATCTTTCAGATATGCCAATTTCTCGTGCTTTTTCATTTCTCATCCTCCTTTCTCTCGAAATTCTCACACGCCTTATCATTCCGATTGGCGCAGTAGAATAGTTTTTGATTAGCAAATCGAGGATTACGGACGGTCTTCGGTTTTAGCTCGCAGACCCAACTCATAGACCATGCGTTGATAGATGTCTTTCCCTCTTTGCGATGGATGCAGTCTTTGCATCTCCAATCGCCCTCTTTGATGCGATTGTCTTTCTTGATGGAAATAGTTACCTCTCCATCTTTGACGGTCGCCTTGCACCCCTCAGGGATGAGATAGCTGCCGATTTCTAATGTTTGATTCTTCATTGTTGCGTTGAATTTAGAATTATTGATTTTCTCGTTTTCCTGCGCTCTCCTGCGATTTCTTGTGTTCAGGTGATAAAGTATTCATCTTTGCGCTTAGAATCGCAGGAAAGCCTATTTCTGTGCGTTCTGACCCCTGTATGAGGGATTCTTGAAGATTATCTTCGTCATCATCTCATTAAAGCGGTCAGCGATTCGGTCTTTATACTTCTCTCGAATCTCCTGAGGTCGGAGATTGGTAGTGATGACCGTAAAGAGCTGCTCATTGTAGCGATAGGAGAGCAAATCGATTACAGGACTGAGGATATTGCCATAGTCGAGAACCTCTGTCGGCTCTAACCCTAAATCATCGATGCCGAGCATCTGCCTGTTTCGATATGCCTTGAATTGCTCATACGAATCCTTGTTCAGTCTCGCAATCTCTCTCGCATCGATTATCGCCAATCCCATATCTCGATTGAAGTCATCTTTCAGGTCGAGCATATTGATACAGGTCTGAATCGCTCTCATTAGTGTAGTCTTGCCGTTGCCTGGCACTCCGCAAAGAAGCAATCCGAATGTCTTGCCCTCTTTGAGCCATTGAGCAGCCTTTTCGATGTAAGAATCCATCTCAGGACTCGCTCTGTACTCTTGATGCCGATATGCGACCTCAGTCATCACGCAAGCCGTTAGCATATCTCTCATCTGCTCATCGGTATAGGGCAGTTCAAAACGCCCCCTCGTAATCCTCCGCTGAAGTAGCCGTGACATCAGAGCCTCTACGTTTATTTTCTGATTTTTGTCTATCTGAAACATTGTTCTTTCGTTTTTCGGCTTCGAGTTGAATTCTCAGCCAATCATTAAAATGCCTTCGGGTATCATTGAAGTCCTGATGCTCCGTTCCCCTGCAATCGCAATCGAGAGCAAAGTCATCCAATCGCCTCACTATCTCATCAATCGAGATATGGAATCTCATCGCCATCTGTTCGAGCCAAATCTGTGATTTCTTCAATTCTTCAATGAATTTCAAATTTTTCGACTCGCCCTTAGATGATATTGTAGATATATTATTTATATTCTTATATTCTTTATTTCCGTCAACTTGGGTATCAACTATGCTATCAACTTGCCTATCAAGCAGGGTGTCAACCTGAGCCGCCTCCTGTGTTTGGTATTTCTCATAATTACAGATAGTTATGATAGGAGTTTGCCTATAAAGAACTTGCCTATAAATCATACCTTCATCCTCTAAAAGTTTGAGATACTTGATGATAGTGGGATTACTCTTGCCCCATCTCTCAGAGAGAAAAGATATTGAGGCGATTATCTGACCTTTACGCAATACGAATAGATGAGAGTCGTGCAGGACTTGCTTATCATCCCAAGCGGCGAGAAAGAGCAAATCAAGCCACCATTTCAGCCTTTCGGCATCCTGCCATAGCCAATGATTTGCAATCTCTCTGCTTATTTTTATCCATCCTGCCATATCGTCTCAGTTCATGCAAATAGAAATTTCTCCCAAATATCGATGAATTGCTTTCCGCAGTACTCAGCAAGCTCTCTTGTCTTGAAGGCAAGCCGAGAACCGACACCCGTACTCGAGACCGATGACGCATAATTCGCATACGCACACACGACACCGCCATGCGCATTCGCACTGTAATTCGACCGACCAACGACACGGCAATCTTTCTTCTCATCCTCATCGAGTTCCTCATATTCCTTTTTGGTGTATATGTAGAACCAAGGATAATAACGGCACTCATCGCCATCGAACTTCGGCTTCCATCCCTCATTCAGAGCCTCTGCGATGATAACGAGGCGAGCATAAGCGAAAAGATGCAGATTATTGTCAGCCTCTTTGAATGAGCTTTCTATCACCCTGAACTGAGCGACAAGAGGATGCTCATCTCCGAGGATTGCGACTGCATCCTCAAAAGTCTTGACCTTATCTTTGATGTCCTGAGCAAAGATTTCTTTGCCGAAAAGATGCTCTAAAAGCTCTCTGCCGTTGGCATCTGTATTGTTGTAAGCTGCAAGTGCATTCTCAGCACTTATTTTCAATTCTTTGTTCATTGTCTTTTTTCTTTTTGATTGTTGAAAATGTTTCTTTATTCACCCAATTATCGGTGCATTGGAAATATCCTGCCTTATAGCATTCCTCTTGCGTAGCATCAGGATGAGCCAATAGCCACGCTTTCATTTGGTCGAGATAGCTCATATCAGTAGGGTATTGATGATAGGTCGATTTCCAAGCCTCTCCGAGCAATATAGGTCGGCTTACCTGATACCGCTTTTATTTCCTTGCGGAAACGCTCTGCATCGCTATTGTTTCCTGAGAGATGGATAAGGATTATCTCTGACACCTCAGAGAGGTCATTTGCCATGAGAATTCCTTTCGTTGTCTCAATCTCCATATGCGAGTGCAGGAGGCGGTCTTTCATCGAGTGCGGCACGATGCCCGATTCTATATTTTGCAGGAGAATATCATCCGCATAGTTCGCTTCGAGCATGATATGATTGAGCTTCGGCAATCGGTATTCGAGCATCATCGTATCGGTGACGAATAGCAGTCTGCCCATCTCTTTATGCTCTATCACGAAACCAAGACACGGCACATCGTGAGCCACGCTCAGACAGAAGATTTTGAAACCGCCTACCTGATAGCCGTGCATCGGCTGAATCTCCTTGCAGAATACCCGATTCCTCAGATTGTGAGAATCGAACACCTGAGGCAGAGCCAAGACCCTGATACCATAGGAGAGAATATCTTTCAGGCTTCGGGAATGGTCTCTATGCTCATGCGAGATAACACAGCCGAGAACCTGCTTTAATTGAAATCTGAGAGCCTTTTTTATCTCGATAGCAGGAATACCTGCCTCGATGATTAAAACGCCGTCAGAGGCTTCCAAAAGATAGCAGTTGCCCGATGAACCTGAGCCTAAGCATTTGAGTACCATTCCCTGTCCTGATTTAGATATTAGTAACTTGGAGCTTCTTCTGCATTCTCAGCAGGAGCTGCTTCTGATTCTTTGATTTCGCCTGTCTCTGTATCGACTTCCTCGTATTGAGCGGTATCGAGTTCGATAGCCTGACCATTCGCATTCTCGCTGATAAGGTCGTTTCGGCTCATCTGAGAATCCTCGACATCCTTTGAGAGAGCGTTCTGCATCTCGACAGAGAGATAGCCGTATTTCGAGAGCAAACGGCGGATGACGGTCTTTAACGCCATATCGTTGAAGTTGCCCTCCCAACCGACCTTGCTTGATGGCTGGTTTGCCTGAGCGAGCTTGATGAGAGCCTCTGCACTCGGTTTCTTGCTACCCTTGAACGATGGAGAATATCTCAGAGCATAAGCAGCCATATCCTCGACACTCACAAAGAGGGTCTTATTGAAGCCGTTGAGCAGCTCGAAATAGCAGAAGTAGCCGATAATCTTGTCAGACTTCTTTTCTCCATCGAGAGCGATTTCACCTGTGAGCTTCGATACCTTTCTCATCTCGCCCTCGTAAACGAAATCGGCATTGATGGTGCGATACTGACCTGTGCGCATAGCGAGTTGGATATATCCCTTGTAGCCAGGCACGAATGTAGGTGTAGGAACTTTCGACCATGAGCCATCTGCATTCTTAACCGAGTTATTGAATACGATGATGTAGGCGAAACCGAGAGCCTTATTGAGTGGGAGTCTCAGGGTTGCAGCTCTGAGAGCTTCTGCAATCACGAGAGCAGGCTTGCAGGTCTGCAACTGCTTGTCGCCTGTAAAGAGGTCGATGAGCGATGCCACGAAAGCATCTTTGTGTTCGCCGAGAGCGTTCTGAAACTGCTCTTGGACTGATGGAGCGTTGATGACTGATTTCATCAAATCGATAGGACGCTCCTGCTTCTGAATTTCATTTGCCATAATACTGTGGTCTTAGAGGTTAGAATTTGAGTCTTCTCGCAAGGTCACGGAGCATGAGATGAGCCTTTGCATGATTGATGATTTTGAGTAGAGGAGCTTCGCCATTATCGATGATTCCTGCGACTCCTGCCGTCAGGATTTCATCACTTCCGACCACTCCGCAAGTCTCAGCATAAGAATCTGAATCCTTGCCTTTCTCTTTTCTCTCTGAGGTGATGAGGATGAATCCTCTGTTCTCACCATCTGCCTCCTGCCATTTGGTCAAAAGGTCTTGAATGTTCTTAATTTCGTCCATTGCGTTGAAATTTTGAATTGTGAAACATAAATTGATTATTGAATTCTGAGTGCCTCGTCATCGGTGACAACGAGACGAATCATTTGCGATTGGGTAGGCAGCAGCTCGTTCACGGCTTCTGCATTATCAATGAAGATTGGAGCGGTGATGCCCTCTGAATTGCAGATTGCGTTGATGATGTCAAGTCCTGCATTTATCGTCATGGCATTATTCAGGTCTGAATAAGGAACTCCATTCACGGTAGCCTCACAGGTCTCGACCTCGCCACCATTGATTTGCTGCTCGAACATCTTGAACTTGACGAGAGAGAAAAGTCCATTGATACGATTCTCAACGGCTTCGATGCGAGCTTTCGAGAATGCTGCCATAGTGAACTCGATACCCTCCAACTGAGCCAATTCCTCGCTCTGTTCCCTGAGCTGCTTTTCAAGCTCTTTGATACGAGCCTCATTGCGCTCGATGGTCTCTTTCTTGGCGAGCTTCGCCTTTATAGCATCAATCTCATCGGTGACGGATTTCTTCTGCTCATTCAGCTCTGCCGTATCAGGCACATCGATAGGAGTATTGACGGTTTCTTCAAGCTCTGCGATTTCCTGTGAGAGTTTCTTGATTTCCTCATCGGCTTCGATGGCAGGAGCAGCATCAGGAGCAACGAGGGATTTGCTATAAAGAGGATTGTTCTTGATAGTCTCGATGCGAGATTCAAGCTCTGAGATACGTTCCTCGCATTTCTTGATGAGAGCTTCGGTCTCCTGAGTGTTTTTCTTGACCTGCTGACCTTTGCGATTGTTTTCTTCGAGGTCGGATGCTTTCTTCGTATTGAAATTGGCGGTCATCTCGTTCTGCTTACGCTCAATATCATCAATATCGAGAGGTCGCTTGCAGGTCGGACAGATGAATTCATCATCCTTAAATTGGAGAGTGCGAGCCTTAATCTCTCGCCATTCAGCGATGAGAGTTTCACGCTTGGCTTTGAGAGCTTCCAAATCTTTTTGATAGCCTTGCATCTCAGAGCGGACACGAGATAGCTCATTCTGTGCCAAAGATAGATTATCATTCAATTCTCTCTGAGATTTGTACTCAGCATAGTAGTCGCTCTGAACGCTCTCTTTGATTTTGAATTCCCGATTCTGCTTTTCCTGACGGAGATTCGAGAGCTTCTGTTGCAGCTTCAGTCGGGTATCGCTCGCATTCTTGTATGCCTGAGATTTGTCTGCGATAGATTTCTCAATTTCTGAAAGCTGAGATTTCTTCGTGTTCAGGTCAGCATCGAGCAGTATCCAATTCTCTGCCTCAGGCATATCTCGCTTACGCTCATCAATGCGCTCAGGGATGCCATCGATTTCTGCTTTGATTCTGCGTTTCTTCGCCTGAATCTCTCTCTTATACTCTTCCATCGTCTTACCTGTGAGAGATGCAAGGAGAGCCGTGAAATCTTCGTTTCCTGCGGCTATTTCCGCATCGCTGATGTCTCCTGCCATCCTGAATAACATCGCTCTCTGAGCATCGGTTTTCTGAGCTGAGAAATAGAGAGGATTTGTGATGAACTTAAAGACCTGCTCTGAGCATATAGAGGTGATTTTCTCTCCCCATTCCTTGACAGACATAGGAACATCATTATAGAGCCTTTCTTCTTCATGCCCTGTGAATTCCTCAGTAGCAGAGCCACGTTTCTTCTGCCATTTCTCAGAGTAACGGCGACAGAGGGTTATTTCCTCATCATCGACCATCAGGATAGCCGATACCTCATGCGGAATGCGAGGGATAGCCACGCCCTGAGCATCGAGGGTCTTGATATTGAAACTCTTTCTATCTTCGCTATCCTTGCCGAATAAGAGCCAAGTGAAAGCATCGAAGATAGTTGTCTTACCTGAGCCATTCTTTCCGAGAACGCTCGTCATCGAGTCATTGAACTCGATTGTGAAGTCACGCAATCCCTTGAAATTGGTGAGCTTCATCGATTTAATGATTACTTTCTTCATCTTGCGTTGAATTTATTGTGAAACATAATACTGAGCCACTTTCTTTTTGGTCGCAGTCTCAATCCTATCGACCTTGATGTTCACTTCGGGATGGTCTCTCCGAATATCGCTGATACGAGATGCGAGGCGCATACAACCAAATAGATTCAGAGCTTCGAGACTCGTGATGCGATGACCTTCCATCAGATAAGCGAAAATCCTCTTATTCTGACTTTCGGATGATTCGAGATTCTGATTATCATTCATAACTTAAAACTTTGGATGGTTAATCACTACATGGGTCGTTGCCTGAGCCTTGATTTCCTGATTGGTCGGCACTCTGTCTTGGAGCATCCAATCCTCAATCTCAGACTTCTTGAAATAGGTATTCTTGCCCTGCTTGTAATAGGGAAGTGCTTTCTCGCTCGTCAGATGTCGGACTCTGCTTTCAGAGAGACCGAGCATCAGAGCGACCTCTGAGACGGTTAGAGCCTCTTTCGATTGAATGAGGATGAGCCTCTCAATCCTTGCAAGTCTTTCATCTGCACTCATTATCATTCCTCCGTAATCATTTTTGAGAGTTCAGGAACAAGATTCTTAGATTCCCAATAAGCTACAAGCCTATAAAGACCATATCCTGCACCGAAACCGATAGATTTTGAAACTAAGAGCATCCATGCCCATCTCATTAGAGGGAGATTCTCATCGGGAATACTGAATACTCCGAGGATTACCACGAAACCGATAATCATCATCACATAATAGCGATAATTCAGAAATGCCTTTTTCATGCCTCTGTCTTTTCTGCCTTTGGGAAAAGGCTGGTTATACTTACTCCGAAATGCTCTGCGATGATGCTCTGAGCGAGCGCATCGGGAGTCTGCTGCCCTGAGAGCCACATTCTAACCGTAGTAGTGGTTCTCTTAGTGATTCTTGCTACCTCTGAAATGAACTCCTGAGCAGGTGTTGGCTTGCTCTTTTGCTCATTGTAAAGGTCGAAAAACGTTTTTTCTGCCATACTTTAATTATTTTTACGATTAAACTTTCGCTTATTAGGCACTATTTTATTATATTTGCACCAAAATTTTCATCGGGTGCGGCAATAACTTTTAGTATTGCACTGCAAAGATAGAGCATTTCTCTTAGACTAACAACAGTTTTCTGAGATTTCTGCTCTAATTTAAGGATTTTTAAGGATTCAATAAGATGGAAACGAAAGAAAGAATGATGCAGCTGATAGCTGCCCTCGGTCTGTCAAAGGCTGAATTTGAAAGAGTTTGCGGCTTGTCTAACGGTTATGTGAATAGCATCCGCAACACGATTGGCTCTAAGGGTGTTGCTCAGATAATTGCGCAATTCCCTCAGGTAAACAAAACATGGCTCGTATTCGGAGAGGGGGAAATGTTCAACGGAGATTCAGAATCTCACCCCGAAACGCCCTCTGTTCCCGAAGAATCGAGAGGCAATAATGTTGCCGTTGGTGGTAATGCCTCCAATATCAGCAACGGCACGAGTGAGAAAACCATCCTCTTTGCTCTGACGGAGGTATCAGAGATGAGGAAACTCCTTGCAGAGGTTATCAATATAAATAAAGAGCAATCGAAACGGCTTGTTATGATTGTCGATAGAATAGCAGACAGGATATGAAAAAGATATTATTATTTATGATGGCAGCTCTCTGTCTCATCTCTTGCGGTGGAGATGATGACGAGCCGATAATAACGAATAGTGGCTTCAATGCCGATATAACGAGAATTCTTGATATGATAGATGACCATACTTGGATATATTCAGAATATGGTCAGACTACCGAAATATCATTTCTCGCTTTCAGAAACCCTGAGGAAATAGCATCATCCTTGAATGGCGTGCCAATGACCTTTCACGGATGGATGAAGCGAGTTTATTCAGGAACTCTGTCTGACGAAACCGAGTTTTACTTCTATATCGACACGAAAGCAAAGTGCATCAAAGGATATGGAGTTGGTTCAGACATCAAGACATACGCATTGAATGCAGCTTGCACCTACTACTATGAGATAGTAGATGAAAAGACTATCAAACTCAAAGATTATAATGTTTATAATATATATAAGAGAAAGGACTAATATATGGACACCATAAAGCAACTATCTTTCTTCACCATCGATTTGATGAAGTCAATAATCAATCACGATGAGAACCTCTCAGAAAAGGCGAGAGAGCTTCTTTTGCAGACAGGCAAAGAGTTTGACCGATGCAAAGTGAATAACGAGCCTACGAGCGAAATAGAATATCTGTACGACACCGCTCTATGGTTGAGCGAGCAAATCTTCACAGACGATGAGCAGAAGGAGAGTATATAGTCAGAATACTATCGGCATCATGGAACGTTTCTTTCAGGCTTTCGAGCGATGCAAAGAAATGAAGCTCCTGAAAGTCGCCGACTACTGCCGAGATAACAATATCGACAAAGCGCATTTCTATACTCAGAGAAAAGACCTCAATCGAGGTTTCTTTGAGGTAGGGTGGATGCTTCCGCTCATTCGGGATTGCAGAGTCTCATCCTATTGGTTAATGACGGGCAATGGAGAAATGTTCGGATAACAGAAAGAGGGCAGTCATTAAGGAATACTTAACAACTGCCCTCTTATCATTTTCGTGACCTCACGAAAAAGGTCATTCATCATCTTTGTGCAGGATATTCGGGATATTGGCAACGGCTTTCTGCTTGTTCTTATCCATCACCTTTGCATATATCTGAGTAGTGGTAAGCTCTCGATGACCGAGCAGCTTGCTCACGGTATAGATGTCAGTTCCGAGGTCGAGCATCATTGTGGCGAATGTATGCCGTCCGCAATGGAATGTGATTTTCTTGTCTATCTTCGCCCTCAATACCCATTCCTGAATAGCCTTGTTCGTGCATGATGGAGAATGAATATCCTGAAAGACCTGCTCATTCGGCTTTCCTCTTTCGCCCATCAGCTCCGCAGCCTGTGGAGTGATGTCGAGATATTCCTGCCCCTGTGTCTTTTTCTGCCTGAATATGATTCGGGTGAAATCTCCTTGATGATGAACCTCTCCCCAAGTGAGTTTCAGAATATCGCTCCGTCTGAGACCTGTCAGACATGAGAATAAGAAAGCCGCCTTGATGCGAGGATATTCACATTCTGTCTGAGCGAGCTTTCTCACCTCATCGATGGTGAGATACATTCTCGTTCCTTCCTCAGCTTTGAAGTTCTCGACATTACGAGCAGGATTGAAAGGGATAATCCTATCCTCGAAAGCCTGATTGAGACACGCCCTGAGCTTATTGAAGTAACTGAGTTTAGAATTTCGGGCGAGAGGCTTATCCTTGATACGAGTGCGATAATCATGCGCCCAAGCAACCGCCTCATTTTCGAGATAATCGTGAAATCCCTGCACCCATTCCTGAGTGATATTGGCAAATGTCAGTTTCTCATTCTTATCATAGATTAGAAGATGATGCAGACACGAGAACCAATTTCCCCAATTACTACGGCTCTCAGCTCCGAGCCTCTTTTGGCACATAGCACGATAATAGGGATAGAATAGGGTATCGGTCGCAAATTCTGATTTGAACCCATATTCGCCGTTCTGCATCTCGACAATCCTCTTTGACTTGATAGAGTTGGCGAGCTGCATGGTCTGCCGATTCGTTTCCTTATCCTCTTTGGTGCGCTCAGGGATGAGATAGAGCTTCAGGAACTCATAAGTTCTCTTTCCGTCTCTATATATATCAAGATAGAGACTGATGTTGCCGTTCTGCAAAGGTTTCTGTCTGACCTTTATCGGCTCTTTGATTTTCTTTTCTTTCGCCATATACTGATGCGTTGAATATCGATGTCATTTTTGTTACTTTTGTGACCCGAAATAATCGAGTAACAAAATGGTAACGCAAATATAGCACTTTACTGACATAATAACGGCATAGATAATAGATTTATTGTATTTGCATCCGAAATACTGATTTCAGAGGCTTTTGTGCTGATTTGATGCTGATAGAGTGCCATTCTAATTTGCTGAGAATTTCCGTCATTACTTACCCACGCAGAAACTCTATTTTCCGATGCAGAATGTTCGTAACTATGGATAACTCAATTATTTACAGAGGTATTAGAGCATATTAGAGTGAGTCAGAGTAACAAACGAGTAACAAAATCGAAAAAAAGAACCGCACGACCGATGATGAATCTCTCATTTCAGCCGTGCGGATTTCAACGCAACTGATGAAGAGTTTATCATCAGTGCGACAAAGGTATGAAAATTATTTCATTCCACAAAGAAAAAGCACCGAAATTCACATTCCGATGCCCTCTCTTAACCTTAAAACTAATACTATGGTTTACACAAAAGCCTTTTCGTAATCTTCAAAATCGGTTTCCTGAGTATATAACCGATAGCGATGATAAGCAGAATGAGACACCAAGGAAACCACTTGATGCAAGTATGCTGCCACCATGTAAGTTCTTTCTCGACCTCTTTCTTCTGTGTCCGAATCACATATTTAATTTTGGTCTTATATTCTGTTCTGACACTATCTTTCCTCTCGACAGGCTTCTGAAACTCCGAAGCTATCTCCTGCGGCTTCGTTTTCAGGTCGTGATACAGAGTGCCATCCTGATTGATGCGAGCATCTGAGGTCGCATAATCATTTTCGAGATGAGAGGTACTATCCTGAGTCGTGCGCTCTGCCATCTGAGCAGGGATTTTGATATATACGGTATCTGTCAGATACTCGATGACCTTTTCAACCCTGACTTCGGTATTCGAGCTATCTTTCTGCTGAATGACGGTCGTATTCTGTTCGACCACTCGCCGCTGAGTGCAGCACCCCGACACTATAAAGAGCATCGAGACCAATACTGCACTCAGCACATACATCGATATATGGTCACGAAAAAAAGTTTTCATAAGCTGATATATTTTTGAATTGCATCGGCATGGAGATTGACGATTTCCTGTTTCCCTCTCTCTGACATCAGGAACTCGACCTCAGCCTTATTGTCTTGAAATAGATTCTCTGTCAGAACGGCAGGGCAGTTGGTATCTCTGACGATAGCGAAATTGCCTACCCAATATCTGCACGATGGCACAGAACGATTCCCTTTGAGATTCCTCTTTGCTGCTTCATCATAGAGAGTCTGAGCGAGAATCTTGCTCTTTTGACTCGCATTCGGAGCTACCCATCCACTCCATCCGCTTGCATCATGCCAACGACCATCACTCTTTGCCGCATTGATATGGATGGAGATTAGCATCACATTCTTTGAACCGAGTTTCGCACAGATAGCATTGACCCTACGGCAACGCTCTCTGAGTGATATATCTGTTTCTTCGGTCACGATACGCTCTGCATCGAGACCTCTCTTTTTCAGCTCTGCAACCAATCGGGATGCAATATCTCTCGCCCAAGCATATTCCCTGAGCTTTCCATCAGGAGAGCATTTTCCCGATGTATTAGAGCCGTGTCCGTTATCAATCAGGATTTTCATTAGATTTCTGTTTTTGGCGTTCATATTCTGCGAGCATCTCACGAGCAGCAGCAATCTGTTCCTCTGTGACACGACCGCCATTCTTTAACTCATCAAGAGTGACATCGAAATGCCTCTCAGTCTTATCTACCATGATTCTTTGTAGAGCCTTCCAAAATCGACTCTCATTTTCATCCCGACATGAGCTTTCGTTTTCAAGGATAGACCATGCTTGTTCAAAGCATATCGCCCCTGTGATGACATAAGACAATGGAATCGATACATGAATGAATACCCAATGCTCAACGAGATATGCGAGCAGGATGAGCCATAATCGCTTCGGGATGGTCGATTTCACCACCTTGCCGAAAGCAAAGCTCGTGAATTTCGCTTTCTCCCTTTTCGATTTCTCAGGGTACTTTTTATGCACTCGCTTGTCGAGCTGATAAGCCGTCCAAGCATCATAGACGATAAAGATTACCGCCACAATAATCAGAGGAAAAGTCGGCTTGAACTCACCGATGAGCCAACCGATACCGCCTCCCAATAGGCAGACCATTCCTTTCCAAAATTTATATATCAATTCCATGCCGAGATAAATTTTGGTACAAAGATAAGAAAAAGATGCTTAATAAGCACCTTTTTCTATGTTAAATCTTACAAAGTGTTCTCAATTTCATTGATTTTATCTCTTATTGCCTGCCTTTCACGATGCAAATGAGTAATATCATAAGGCAGAGATTCGCCAATAAGAGATGCCTCATAGCATTTGATTATCTTATAGTCTGAATTGGTGAGCTGTGCTTTCAAATCTTCAATTTCTTTACGAATCTTAGTCATATCTCTCTCCTGCTCATATCTGAACGAGATTCTTTCTCCTGCATCATAAGGGATGATGCGGACAATATATCCCTCAGGAGCTTTCATTTGCTCTTTATCGAGTAAATCCACAGGTTTCCATCCTTTTAAGGATAGTTCCTCTGCTTGTTCTTCTATCGTTATGATACGAGTTTTTATCTCATTCCCATCACGATATTGTCTTCTCTGTTCTTGCAGCTCTCTCGTTCTCAGATAGCCGCTTTCATTGATATATCCATATTCCATAATAAAATGATTTAGAATTTCCAACGACTTACGAGCCATACTTCTGTTGTGACAGAATCAATACGATATTTAGCGAAAGTGAATTTCATTTCTTGTCCGCAACTGCATTCATAGTAAGCATTCTCACTATTATCATCATATATTTTCTGCCCCGATTTAGGAGATACCCTGATATTTCCTGCGCCAATCTGCTTGACATATATGACCTTACCCTCCATTCCATCTGAGGGGAGTATTGCCTGAGCGGTTTTTCCTGAATTAGAGAGACCGACAATCTGCGTTACCCCTGAGCCGATTTGATAAGGACTATCGGTATAACTATCTCCGACATACTTCTGTCTCAGAATAAGACCAGCAGCGAGTAAATCCCAAATATATGCACCATAAGCGAGTGCCGTTCCCGAATTATCTGCACGACCATATAGACCTGCGATAATGGTGCTTTCCTTATCCCATTCCCACTCATTATCTATATCGCCAAATCCAAGACCGACAATCGAGCCATAATGAGTATATCCTGAGGATGCAGGAAGTGCATTTGTCTTTGCGTTATTACAGAATACTCCACTCGCTGACATATACGCAACGCCATTATTATTCCTCACCTCAATCTCACCCGAACTTGCATCAATATCAATTTCAGAGCCTATATTATCGAGAGAATAATCACCCCCTGTATTATTTGATTTGAGATGGATTTTCCCGAGTATTCCATTCAGATACATTGCAGCATCTTGCCCTGTCAGAGCTGACGATTTGATTATCTGATTCGAGAAATAGAAACCTGCGATGAGAGCCTCTCCGAGGACTTTGAGGGCATTCTTGATGGTCGCATTACTCATTATTAAAGTCGCAGATTCCTCATTATTCCAATCGAGATAATTTGTAGCATCTCCGAGATGCAGAGCATTATTCAAGAGGTCGAGGAAATTCAATCCATCTGCACTCACAATCCTATCGGTCGTAATTCTTGCAGGGAGTATCTCAGTAAATCCGTAGAGCGACACATAAGACCTCTGCTCATCGAGTTCTGAGTTCAGAACGCCGACCAACAGATGATAATAGCCTGATACTCGCTCCATATCGATAGGAGTCTCAGAAAGCAGGAATTCGCCATTCTGAGCTGCTGCCGTATCGACCTTTGCATAGAGATAGTATTTCTTGCTTCCATCTTCAAGACGAGCCGATACATAAGCGGTCATCTCCCATGTCTTATATTCATCGATAGAGTGAGATGACTTGATGGAATCGATGCCAAGTGTCATGTGTCTCAGGAATGAATGAGGCACAGAGAGCTGCTTATTGGCTGCATCATAGGTCACTTGGAATGATGTATCGATATTGGCAGAAGTCTTGCTCTGAACAAATTGGAATTGCAGCGACTCATCACCAACGAGCATCGCCATAGTCTGCACGGTGACAGGATTCACGCTGCCTGAGAAGTTATCAAAGGCATCCTCTAACATCGAGAGCGATTCCTGAGCATCTCTGAATCGTCTGCGAGTGAACTGCAACGCATCTTTGTGGTTTTCCTCGATGATGACCTCCTGAGAGTCAATCTCCCTGAGCTTCGATGTGAGCGATTGCCCTGTGACATTATTCGAGATTTCGACCGTAGGCGAATAGGGAGAGGTGAGAAAATCCTTGATGCCTGTGATGCGAATATCCACACCATCAGGAACGAATTGCGTATCTGAGAAATGAACATAACCGCCGACAATCAGCTTGCCGCCGATATTTATCCAATTCCTCTTAGCATAGAGAGATTGCAGCGTACCTGTGAACGTGAACTTCTGATTCTCATTCTCCCACAGATGCCTTATCGCCTCTCTCATCATATCCCATGATGCGCCCTCTTTGGCTGCATTATCACAGATATATGACGGAGGCAGCATGATTCCGAAAATAGCATAAGTATCATTCACGGCAGGAATGAATGTCGCATTCGGCATGGTCTGTCCGTCTATCTCCTGAGGCACAATCTCAAATCGTCTCTCAGAATGCTTATACTTGAACTCAAACTCTTTCTCTCCTGCAAGCATTCCCGACTGAAAGACGATGGTCGGAGTCTCGCCCTCGATGATATAATCATTTATATTCAGGTCGGCAGGGATAGTGTTATCGATGAAGTCGTAGAAATTCTTTGCAGGCTTCACTGCGATTACCGATGTGACCTTTCCGATACGAGAGGGATAATGTTCTGAGCAGTCAAGACTATCCTCCTTGACCGCATCAGAGATGACATCAGAACGCTCGATATAATAGCCATTCGCATCGCTCGTATAGATATGCCCTATATTCGCATTATAGCCTTGCTCATCGGAGAAATGAGTGCCATCATATCCCAACGACTGAGACTTAGGCAAAAGCAGCTCAGGTGAGCCGTATTCCGAGCGGTCGATATTCCTATCTCCACCCTGCACATAGAGTCGCTTGATAGGCAGCTCATTCGATGGAGTTGTTCTGCCCACTCCAGGCATGAAGCCATTTCCCTTGCCGTATGAGAGTGGGAGAGGGTCACTCTTATAGTATTCGACCTTGTGGAGATGGATAGTCGTGCCGACAATCTCCCATTCAGTTTCAAAGGTCTCTGCTACCTGAGAGAGAGCCGAATCGATATTAGTATGATTGAATTCGATGGTCTTTTCATTGGCATCGATACACGTTCCGACACTCCACACTCCTGCGCCATCACGCTCATTCAGATTGGCGACAATCTCCGCAATGAATTCATGCGGCTTGGCGCACATCGAGTATTTGAGCCGCTTATCAACCGAGTTTCTCATCTTGTAGAGAGCCATATTATCCTGCAATGTTCCCATATTCAGGGTGTACTCGATATGACGAGTGCCCTGTTTCTTGATATTCTGAGGTGCATTGAGGAAATATCTCTCTCCCATATAGTCACAATATGCCCCGACAGGAATCTCAACGTATCGAGGCAGCGAGAACTTCAAAACGAGCTGAGGTTTCGCCATCAGGGAACGATAGCGGTAGCTGCTATCATTCGGCTGCACTTCGAGAGTGGTATTATTGAAATGTAGTATCATCTGCTTACTTTTTATAATTGAAATAGAAATTGCCGAAAAGCCTCACTCCTACGAAATAGAGCGAAGCAATGAAAGTGAACCATATCACCGCAAACAGATTCTTATTCTCTTTCTTCACGACTTTCATCATATTCACGAGAAGATTCATATCTGCATCGAAACGGTCATCACTATCGCCTCCCCTGTCATAGTCATCATCGTGCATGACACACGGAGTATAGAATTTCTTAGCATAGGGAGGCTTAATATATTTAAGCACTCCCTTTTGGCAACCGCATCCCTTACTCATCGCTCACAACGAAAAGAGAGTAATCGATTGAATCTTTCTCCTGCCATCCCTCTTTGAGAGCGTTATTGATGAATGCAAAAGCTCTCATCACGAAATCAGCAAGCACCTCAGTCTTGGTGAATGTGTGATAAACAGGATTACTCTCTGCATCCTCGCCGAGTTTGAATTTCGCAGGGAGATTCGCTCCATCGGTCTGAAAGGCGAGGTCGTAGGCAGCTTTGAAATTGAACTGATTTTCCGATGAGAGATATACAGGCTTTCCGTTCCATGAGAACCCTGTGAGGATGGTCGCATCGGTGTGAGCATTGATGAGTGCCTCGATGTCTGCCTTGACCTCTGCGATGGTCGGGATATGGTCGTAATCCTTACGCCAATTATAGCCACTCTCTGCATCTTCTGAATCTTTGCCGAAACCGACATAGATGCAAGCCTTGTTCGATGACAATACAACGATGCCATCCTGACGCTCTTTTGCGCCGTAAATTTTGAAGAATTCCGAGTTCATATTATCTGATTTTTAATTGGGTGAATAATCGATTCAGTTCCTCATCGGTCGGCATAGGAAAGCCGAGAGCGGTTGCAGAACAAAAAGTATATTTGGGATATTGACCTTGATAATCTACCTCCATAGAGCAGAAGAAAGGAAATCCATCAGGCTCTTTCCTGCGATTGTCAAGCTCATCCCAATTCTCTTTATCGCCTGTCCATAATTTTCTGAGCTGACCCTGATAGATGATGCTCACGACATATTTATCTCGTGGCTTCTTCACGAGCGAGGTATCACCACCCTTTGCGAGTGTATCATCAACCTCTCGTTTATATCGCTCTTGCTCGACTAAAGGCACTACGCCTGTCTCATAATCGACCACGATAAACGGCTTGTGGTCTAACTCACGACCGCTTATCTTCGAGCCTCTGAAACTCTTTTTGCCATTAAAGGTCTGAGGATTGCTCCTTGCCTTGCCAAAATCTTTCATTCTTTTCTTCTTTTTCTTTAGTTTGTTAAACTCGCTTGGATATAGAATCGTCTCCATAAGATGCCATCCGTTGCAATGCTTTGTCATGCCCCACAGAGAACCGATTAGCTCAATCCTGCGCTTTCTTGACTTTACCTTTTTCAGCTTTCGGGCGAAATTCTGCTTCACCCTCTTTCTGAGAAGTGAATGAGTAGGGAAAATCACATATCCGAGAAAATCCAATCCCTCAGACAAAGGAAATACCCTCTCATTGTATTTTATCTCCTGACCGATGACTTCAATCTGCTCATGGACGATTCCTCTGCTCTCCCATAGATAGAGCTTCGAGCCGCTTGCAATCACTCCGTCATCGCAATACCGATAGAAATGCTTTATTCCATATCGGTCTTTGAGATAGTGGTCGAGGAATACCGATAATAGAAGATTTCCGAGACCCTGAGACGAGCGCATCCCCATTGAGATGCCATCATCGAGAACACTCACAAATAGCTCCAATATCGCAATCAATCTCTCATCCTTGAAAACCTTTCTCACACAATACATGATGAAATCTTGCTTCACCGTATCGTAGAACTTCCGAATATCGAACTTATAGATATATCTCATGCCCTCAGGGTCGAGACGAATATCTCTTTCGATATAGGCTTTCAGGTCGTGCATCCCTCTTTTCTTGATAGATGCAGAGGTAGTCCTGATAAATCGCCGCCTCAGATGCTTATCGACAATCTGCATGACTGCACCGACCTTGATTCGGGTTTTCATGTCGAACACTTGAAGATGCCGCTCTTTCCCTGCCTCTACAATATCCTTAGGATGCCACTTTCCGAGATTGACCTTTCCTGACGCAATTTCTTCTGCTACACCATCAAGGAACGCCTCCCGATGGGCGAGTAACCATCTGCCTTCACTCAGACTCTTTCTCAGAGTGCCTCTCAGAACCGTATCAAACGCTTCTTCGAGATTGGAACGCTCGATGATTTCCTCAATCACATAGCCATCTCTTTTCGCCATTTCAATGAAACTCCTTCAGTTCCTCAGGTCTGAGGTGTTCGAGAATGAACCTACCAACCTCTACCTGCATTCGTGATTTTTCAGTTTTCCGATTTATTATCGCTTTTACTGAGGCTCAGGTCTCTCGCCCTCAACTATTCTCTATCTCGTAGAGATATGCCGTAGAGACGATTATTCGGGGAGTTTCGCCCCTATATTTCTTTTCTGTTTGCAAGCCGAGAACCGTTATTCGTATTCGAGTTCGATGACGCATTATTCGCATTCGCATACACGACACCGCCATTCGCATTCGCATTGTTATTCGACCGACCAACGACACGGCAAATGAGACCCTCTACCTTTCGCCTTTCGGCATCGCTCACGCAGGAGAGCGAGCGGTCTTTTCAGACCGCAACGCCCTGCGCATTTTCGCTTTATTATTTTTCTGTTTCATATTCTTACTTTTTTATTCAGAGATTGATATTTTGCCACGGAAGGCAAGCCGAGAACCGTGAAGCGTATACGAGTGCGATGACGCAAGATACGCATTCGCATACACGACACCGCCATGCGCATTCGCAACGCTATACGACCGACCAACGACACGGCAACGAGATGCGGTGTACCATTGTCCGTCTGCATAGTGAGTAGCGAATCTTGAATTATCATTCGCAAACTTCGATGCTACAATATCACAGAATCGACCATGCTTGGTACGAGCGACACAATATCCTGAGTTAGAGGTGAGAGCCTGAACAACTCGCTCTGTCTCATTGATTGGGTCGTAGATATGATATTTCGCATCGATAGGATAAGTACCGATGCCGTCCGACATCTTATCCTTGAATGCCTGAACGAATGACGGAACATTCACGGCTACCATATCCATCCATTCATAGGTGCAAGCGAAGAAAGACTCAAAGCCCATACACTTATTGCCCTGTCCGCTCGTAGAACCGAGATTGGTTGAAGTGGTATTTCCGAGACTATCGAGATAGCCTGTCGTGCCTCCTGCACTCTTGCCATAGCCGCAATACTTTGAAGAATCACGAGTTCCTGACAGAGAGAAGAAAAGGATTGCGAGCAGCTTACTCATCTCATAGTCGATGAGCTGATAGCCTGCACCTCTACGGCGAGCAAGGTTTTGGAAATCCTTTGCCGTATAGTTCATCGAGCCTGTCGGAGTATTGATAGGATTGCCATCCGCATCATATTGCCATTCAATAGATGTGGTTGATGTGTTTGTGCCGACACGAACCGAAACGCCCGAAACAGAACGGAGTCTTGTCAGAGAATCGATACTTCCCTGATAGATAGCTCCGAGGCACTCATCACTCTCTACCCAATCAGGCTCAATCGCCTCAATCTCTGTGCTATCTACGGCGATAGCCTCGATGTCTGAGGAAATGCCGCTTGGCGAAGTGAATACAAAGGTCTTTGCGCCCGATGGTACGTTGATGAAGATATAATCTCCATTCACGAAATCAAAGAGATTGTTTGCGACCGCCATATTATACTTCGAGATGATGACACCGCTCTCATTGAGGAAACAAGCACCGATAGCCTCATTGTTCAATCCTGGGTATCTCACTTGCTTCATGCCCTCGACATCAATCTGATAGGTATTGTGATTCGCAGTCTCAGAGACAACTCCTGAGCTTTCAAGAGTGCTGACATTCTCTGTGATATTCGATACCATGATAGCCGTATTCTCTCTCATCAGGATTTGTGAGAGCTTCTTTCGATTGATACGGCTTGCGCTCGAAATAGGCTCAGAGGATAGAGAACTCCATGCGATATACTTCTTCTGATTCTTGAAGTCATTGATGCCTTTATACCACAGATGAGGAATGCGCATCATAGCATCATTGCCTGAGCCGAGATTATCGGAATAGTCGAAGTCTGAGCCATCTTTGAGCTTCTTATAGTCGCTCTCGCTCATCTTCACTCCTTCCCATTTACCCGAAGTCGGATTGAGCTTTCCTGTCACAGGAATCATCAATGAGCGAATCTTCGAGATATGACCGCTTGGCTCGTAGCTATCTCCTGTGGTGTTGTTATCCTTATTGGTGATATTCTGAGGGTCTGTCAGAGTATCATCCATCTCTACCAAAGTATATTGCGACTGATGAATAGTCAGGTCTGCGAACTCACTCTGCCATGCAGAAAGAACCGCATCATCAGTATATTTGGTGAGCATATAAGTACCAACAAGAGCAGGAGCATCCTGAGCCGTCAGATTCGCATCAAGACCGCTCAGATGGAGCGCAGAGATGGTCGTGAGGTCTGAGCCATCATAACTTACATTATAAGGCGCAGCACGAACCACTCTCAGATTATTGCCGCTCGTTCCTGCAAGCTCCCTGAGTAAATCGACAGAGCTGATTTTCGCACAATTCTCAATGATGAGGGTCGTGATACTCTTCTTGTCTGCGAGAATCAATCCTGAGCGTTGCAGATTAGGCAGATAGCGCAATCTGAGATAGGTATATGTCGATGGCAGCTGCATATAGGTGATTTTCGCTCCGTCTGCGATGTCGGCTCTTGCGAGCTGCGAATTTGCAGCATAGAGAGACTCCAAACGAGGGCATCCGCTACATACTACGTTCGTGATGAGAGTGCCTCGAATATCGAGTTTCTTCAAGAACGGCAATTCACCGAGATTGACATTCGTGAGCAGGGTATAAGCTCCGATAGTGAGATTCACCTTGCCGACCTTGCCGAGATAGATTTCCTCAGCGAGAGTCATCACAGAGAAATCAAAGTTATTCGACAGGGTGATTTCCGAGAGGTCTATCATCGACATTCTGTCTGCCTGATAGATATAGAGCAAAGCTCCTTCTTCATGCGAGAAATCCGTGAAGTTATGGCTCTGTCCTGCTTCGAGATATACACTCTCCGAGATTGAGCCTGAGCTATCGTTACCGATGCCGAAATAACCTGTCTTTGCAGCCGTGATGCGAATCTTTGCGCCGCTTGGAGCATTGACACGACCTGAGAGAACGCCACTAAAGAAATTACCTGTTCCGTAGAAGCCATCACGAATGCGCCATCTTCTTTCGATGAATGCAGGGAGAGAGGTTAATCCCAATCCTTGCAGAGCATAGAAATAGATATTATTGGCGGTCGTAGATGTGAAGTCGATATACTTACGCTCTCCGTCATAGCTCGATACTTTCTTCTGCCAACGCTTGATGCGAGCGGTCAGGAAGAAATAAGTCGCTCCCTCAGGAGAGAATGGCTGCAAGGTCTGTCCGTCAATGGTAGCCGTGCAGCTTCGCATAGCAGAAGCAACAGTCCTCAGAGAAAGCTCCGTGCCTTGTGCATCGATATAGACGGTCTGCTGCAAATAGATATTGCGGAACAAAACCGAGTTATATCCTGCATAAGGATTGGTATAATCGCCCTCAGGCATCTTATTCGGGTCAACCTCTGCATCGACCGTCTGACCGCCATCATTATCCTTGCCGTTGCAAGTATCGCAGTCATAGACCTTATTCAGATACATTCTCATTGCGAGCATTCCTGTGGTCGAATCGCTTTCCTCATTGGCATCATTATAATAGACACCATTCACGACCTTACAACCATCCTCCAAGAACCACATCGGCTGCATATTCTTGGCTCTTTGGTCAACGGCAGCGCAATAGTCGGTGAACACATCGTAAGAGAGGCAGGAATGAGGCGATGCGTACTTATAGAGGTCTGTCTTCCAAAGATTGAGACCCGTCTGCTCATGCTTATCATAATCGCAGGAATCGCAGAACTTCATCCAACGATAGAGATTGTAAGGCACTTTCTTTCCGAGCGCATAGGCGATAGCGAGATTATCATCATCAACCAAGCACTCGAAATAATAAGTCCATGCAGGAACGGTCTGAACCGAAATGTCGCCTCCATCGATGAGAGCCTGCACCCACTTAGAGAATGAGGTGCTTGGAGCCATCATGTCAGCGACAGAAGAAACTCCCTTGAACCAATCCATGCCCTGATAATTCAGCAGCTCAAATCCATCGGTCGGATTGACAACAGAGCCTGTGACCGTCCATCTGCCATTTGCATTCTGAACCATCGAGCCTGTCTGCTCAACCCATGATGTGCCGTTATGCTTCATCACCTTATAGGATGAACCGCAATACATCGAGAGAACATAAGTCGCAGAGGTATCAAGACCGCTTGTAGCAAGGAAACGGCTCTTAGTCTGAGCGAGAGTCTCGCCATCCGTTCCGAAGAACTCGATGAAGTCTCCGTAATTGAGGCATCCCTTGTTATAGCCAGGCACATCGTTGAAACCGAGTGCGACCTGCTCTTTCTTATCCTCTTTCCAATTTCCCTTTGAATGGAAATACGGACTGCTGCCTGTGTCGCTCTTTGAGCGATACATTGCCACAGGGATATTGGCGGTTGAGTGATTCATTACGAGACCATCAACCACGAGCGAGCCTTTCGTCCAAGTACCATCGAAAGTTCTCTGAGCAGGAGTCATATAGTTACGACCCAATGCCCTGAATGTTGCGTTCATCATGTCGCAGATGCCGCAGTCATTCGCATTAGAGCTATCAGAATAATCGACCTTGACCGTGATAATATCCACAGGAATGGAATTATCGTGAATCTGCACCTTATTGATGGCAGCGAGAGCGATTGCCCTGCGTCCTGCTTCGGTTGTCTCGTCAGGATTGAGCAGAGTGATGGTAGTGCCGCCTGTCTTGGTAGCCTTATCATAGGTCGAGCCTTTCTTCTGAGCGAGATAGTAGCGAGGATTCTTCACAGGTCTCTGAGCCGATGTCGTTCCCTGATTCCTACGAGCCACATCACGAGCCACGAAGTTAGTCCAAGGTCTTGCAGGGTCGATATAATAGAGAGTGACATATATTTGGTCTTTCGTTGATACGGTCGTATCGAGAGCCTCGATGTCTGAGCCGTTGAAAGGACATTCGATGATATACGCCATTCCTCTATCTGAGAGCTGCGAAGCCTGAGGACGGAGCTTAGTTGTGGTGATTCCGAGTTCGGTCACTTGCTGAGATGCCATGACATTCTCGAAATTGAACTCCTGCACCATATCCTCTGTATTGGTGAGCTTCACGAGGTAGTTTTGAAATGCTTGGTCGAATTGGAAGTAATCTTCCCATGCCAACAGATAATAGAGATAGAAATCACCCTGAGAGCCATTGAATGAGATTGGCTTTTCCTGAATGAGGTTACTCTGACCTGCGACATATCCGATAACTGCCACTTCCTCACCATTGAGATAGAGCTTGATGAAATAGTAGGTCACACCGCCACGAGTCTGACCGAGACCCTCGATTGCAGGCTCAACCACAATGGCAACAGAGACTTTCTCTCCCTGCTTATAGGCTCTTTCCTCTGCATGATTTGAAAGACCTGTCGCACAATAGATGCCGACCGCCCTTCCTGTCACATAGAAGCCAGCTCCTACGCCCTCATTGAAGCACTCCATCAGGATTGCGTCATCATCAACGAGATTCTTTGCAGCGAAAGCGAACTGAATGCCCAAACCATTACTCTCGATAGATGTAGGCTTGAATGGTTGATGATTGAGCGTTGCAGTCACATCTTCTGCGATTCTCAGAGCTTTCTCGCCCAAGAATGATACAAAGCCTGTTGAACTCCAATTCGAGCCATTCACGGCGATTTCAAAGCCATTATCGATGATAGAATGGTCTGTTTCCTCATTACTTCTGTTCGAGAATTCAAAGCCATAGATTGCGCCTGATTTCAGAGCTGCCTCGATGACCGTTCCGCTCACAAGGAAAGTCGCCTCTACACCATAGGTGCTTCCGCATTGAACCTTGACGATATGAGAGAATGTGCCATCGGATGCCACTCCTGAAACCTGATGTGAATAGGTATAGGCAGCAGAGCGGTATGCGGTATGGCTCTGAACGGCATTTCCATTCAGATAGACGGTCGCAGTCGGAGCATTGCTTGTCGGGTCATAGACCGCATAATTGACGGTGATAGTCTCGTAGAGCTTCACGACAGGAGATATGCCATCGCTCATCCAACTCTCGACCACGAGCGGAGTATTTCTCGTATCATCAATACAGAAGATGCCCGAATATAGATAATTACCGACCACTCCTGAAGCTACATCGACACCATGAACACGAATAGGATATGAGCCATGAGCGAGCGTATATCCGAGGCAGTTGTTCGGGTCGATTGAGATGCCATGAGAATAGGTATCTTGAACAATCGTATTGCCCAATTCACGCCATGCGCCATCGATATAGATTTCCACGATAGCATTGATGCCCTTATCGCTCGCATTGTTGGCGAACTTGAATAGAGGAATACTCTTTGCAGTTCCTCCGACAGAGAGAGCCGTGCTTGATGTATATTGCAGGGTCTGAACGCTGCTCACGGTCACATCTACGGCAGTCACACTGATATTACGAGAGCCTGTGTTTCCTGCATCATCCGTGATGAGACACTTGAAACGGCGCACTCCTGCATTGGCGAAATACTTAGTGACATCCATCACGAAATCATAGGTACTCATAGATGGAGATGAAGCCTTATTGAAGTTGAATACCTCCAAAGTAGTATTCGTATCTCTATCGATGAGAGCGATGGTCGCAATCATATTCTCCTGCTCAGTCTGTCCTACGGTCGTAACCGAGCGAACAGCAGCACGGAGGATGAATGAGCTTCCTGCATTTCCATAGAAAGGCGAGGTCTCGAAAGCCATAGTAACGATAGTGCCGCCACCGCCGCCACCACCGCCTGAGCCGACTGCAAACTGAATCTCATCGCCGATTCCCTCATGCTCTGCGTTTTCGAGCTGCAACTTCACGATGCCCTCTGTCTCAGTATCGAGCTTGATTCCTGTCGGGAGATGGGTATATGCGCCACCTGTGGAGAAAGCATCCTCTCCATCTTCCTCAGGTTCATCTGAGGTCTCCACCTGAGAACCACCGCCTCCGAAATCCTGCCACAAAGAAGGCTCTCCGAAATCAGATACCACTCCTTTGAACTGCTTGCATTCCCATGTATTTTCTGCAATCTGATAGGTGATGACGAGACCGCTCTTTGCATAGTCAATTCCTGTACTCGTAGAGAGCGCAAGGATGGCAGCAATAGCGTATTCGAGGGTATAGAATGCAGCAGAAGTGCAAGCTCCGCAAAGAGCATCAACATTGATGAGTGTCTCAGCTCCTGCGCTCATTCCTGCAAGGTCGAGCCAATTATTGATATTCTTGAAGGTCGCCTCCTGAGAGTCCTCACCGATATACTGATAAGTCTTCCATGAGCCACGAGCGATAGCGAAAGTTATCTGCATACCGATTGAGGTAAATCCTTTCGAGTATGTCACATTGATAGCATTCTGCAAGGTATAGTAACCGCTCTGCAAAGGAACTTCATTCGTGACATTGTAGCAGTTTCCGACTGCCGCCGTTCCTCCGAATTTCGTCCAAGTGGTAGTGTCGGTGAAATCAACCTTTGCGCTGCTATGCCATTGCCAACTCTCCATCTTTCCATTCGTTCCGAGGAAAGTGATGACAACACCCTGAGCTTTGTAATATCGGGATTCGTCATTATCATAGAGCAATCCCAAAGCCGTACCAAGCGACATCGGGGTACTCGTGCTGAACATCTTATTGACATTGATGAACAGAGCAGCAACGATTTCTTCCTGCAACTCTGCTTTTGCATCATCGATGGATTGTCTGATTGCTGCGAGTTCATCAGGGTCATTGCCTACGACTTCGAGAGCTTCATCATCTTCATTCCACGAATAGATAAGACCATCGAAGATATAGAGCTTATCAGCGATAGGATAAGTGCGAGTACTATCCATATACTCATCTGCACCTTCCCAATTAGAATAGTACTTGAAGCTGCCTCCTGAATATACTCGCAGAGCGAACTTACCACTATTTTTCACATAAACCACTATGCCCGATGCAGCCGTTGACTGATTGAGGATAGTAGCAGAATCAACGATGCCATAGAATCTCTTAGTAGATGTATTCTTGGCAATAGAAAGAGCATCGGTCGCCTTATCGTCTGCATTTCCTGCGGTTTCCTCTGCCGAAGCAGCATCCTGTTGCGCTTGCGAGGCAGCTTGTGAGGCACTATTCGCAGTCTGAGTAGCCGAAGCAGCAGCCTGTTGAGCAGCATTTGCGGTCTGTTTCGCCTGAGCTGCATCCTGAGCCGCTTGGTCATACCCTGCCAAGATAGCACCGAGAGGCACTTTGACACTCTCATTCTGAGAGTTCACACCGATAGTATATAATCCTTGTGTGGATTGACTTTCGGGCAACTCTGAAATTCTTTTCTTTTGGTCTGCCATATTGCTTTAATTTTGATTATTGATATAAATTTTATCGCTATCGCTTTCTGTGATGATGTATTTTCCATCCTCTGTGACGAGTAAGGAAATGCCGTATTTCGGACGAACCTTGATACGAGCAGGATTCTCTGCATCTTCTGTGATGACCCAATCGAAATCTTCTGTCGCAAGCAGCATCCATGAGCTTTCAGGACGATAGGCGGTGAATGTCAGCACGACAGAGAACTCACACCAAATCTTCCCATCTCTCAATATCTCGAATTTAGAGACGCTCATGCTCTTATAATAGCAGTCATATTCAGCAGGGAGATTTGCGAAATAGAGGATGCGAGATTCTGACTGCATGAGGATGGCAAAGAGAGAATTGTATCGTCTCCAAAACTCGGTTATATTCGCTGCATCGATGAGTAGTTTCAGAGTGACATCTTTTGCCTTGAAATGCACTTCCTCATCATCATAATCGATTCCTGAGATAGATTTCACGCTTATCTTCAAAGCATCACGGATATTCGCCGCTTTCCTGATACTATCATCTGAGCCTCTGAGAATGTATGAGCCGAACTGAGAGAAATCGATTCCATCAAGCTCATATCCCGATTGTCGGACTTCGCTCTTACCAAGCTGATACGGATTTCCTGATGGCACAACAGGGAAATCGTCAGCAAAGGTAAGAGTGAGTTTTCCGAGCTTTATAAACGATGAGAATGAGCCATTCGACACCATCCTCAGTCGATAGGTCTTTCCGAGTTCTGTGAATTGGAAATTATGATATGCGCCTGTGGCAAGGTCATCGAAGAAATCCTCAGCATATCGCACATTCGTGATGCAGAACTGAATCTGAAATTGTCGGGTATCGAGAACAGGAGAGAGCAAATCAACCTCGATACCATCGAATTCCTCCCATTCGGTCGTATCGAGTGTTTTGAAAGATGGCATCTGAACGACTCCCTTATAGCCGCCCTTCTCAACAAAGATGCCATATTCGAGCATAGCATCCCGACCATCAATGAATAATTTTCCTGTCTCTCTCATTGCAATACCTTAGCATAATCAGATTTCACGATTTCTACCTTTGAGACATCATCTTTCTCTATCTTCACGATGGAATATCCCGAAGCTTCAATATGAGCAGATGCCCCACACATCAGAATCAAGCGATTTCCTGCGATTTGAGAGTATTTCATCTCTGCAATGGTATTACCTACCAAGAAAGCTTTTCGAGCCTCTGAGAGCGTGATTTTCCCTGCATCGATATAGACTCCGAATCGCTCAGGATGATATTTCTTGAACTTTCGGAATGTTGCGATGTCGGGGAAATGGTTTTCTGTGAGGAATTCTGCGCCCTGAGGTGAAAACATGAGGTTAATCATTTCCTCCATAGATTCCTCGCCTGTGAACATCTGACACGCTCCGAGCTTACGAGCCATCTCATAATTATGAGATTTCTCGCATCGGTTCTGAGCTGCATTCTTGGCAGCTTTCCATTTCTCTTGTGCTTCTTTAATCTCTTTCATCGCTTTACACTTTAATCTTGATTCCTGCTCGCTGAATATCGTCCACACTATCCTCGATACGCTTGATACGAGTATTCATATTATCGAGCTTATTATTTGTCTCATCGGTATTTCGCTCGATTCCTGTTACACGAGCGAGAATCTGATTACTCGTAGCATTGAGTTCGGTCACTCCCTGCACGAGTGAATAGGTATGCCCCTGAATGGTCGTGAGGCGAGCATTATTCTCATCGACACTATCCTGAGATGCGGTCGCTATACCTCTGCTCTCTCCCTGCCTCTCTGCGGTATCTTCAAAGAGGTCTTTCATTCCCTGATTGAGTGCCGAGTATATCTGCGAGAATTGCTCTCCTGCATTGTTCAGGTCATTAGCAAAGTTATTAGCAGAATTCTTGACCGTATTGATGCCTTGGAAATTGCCCTTTTCATCAAACCAAATCTTCTTGTATTTATCGAAGATTTTTCCGATAGCAGGTTCGAGGAACTGAGTAATCATCATTCGTTTCAGAATATCCCTGACTATCTCATTGACCTTTTGATGCCAAGCTTCCATCGCATCCTCGCCTTGTGCGACTGCATCAAAGAAAGCATCTCCCAAAGTCTGAGCCAAATCCTCAGCAGTAGTGCCGATAATGTCTTCCATCATCTCATTGATGATTTCAGCCATCTCATTGGCTATCTCCTGAATCTCACGCCTCCAATCAGCTATCTTGCTTTGGTCATCATGTTTTTTGCTATTTTCCTCGTCTATCTGCTTCTGCAATAGCAACTGCTGCTCTGCGAGATTTTCGAGCTGCTTTCGAGAATTCTTATATTTATCCTCACCGAGGAATTTATTAGCCGTATAGTCAGCCTTAGCATAAGCATCGGCAATCTTCTCGATAGATTTCAGATAAGCCTCGTTCTGAGCAACCTGATACATTCGGATGACCTTGAATATATTGGCATCCCTCATTTCCTCACGATGCAGTCTCAGAACTTCCTCATAGGTCTCTTTATAGACATCACGGACTCTTGCAACCGCATCCCCGATATTATTCTGCAATCTGACTGCATCCTGATTATCGAGTTCCCATTGGAGCTGGTCTATACGCTGCTGCAAACGTTCGATTTCCTCTTGCTTCTCATCATCGTCATTGAATAGATTAGCGATAGCGGTTGCCACTTGCAGAGCTGCTGAGATGACTGCGAGGATGACAGAGGCTTTCTCGATGGTGGAGATAGCTGTCGCTCCTGCTGCTGCGGATGCCGTTGCACCCTGAGCTGCTGCATCAACGGTCGCCTCAATTCCTTTTGCAGCACCCTTTCCGACATCTGAAACTGCATCGATGACATCGGTAGCAGCTCCCAAAATCTCATCCATGAAGTCGAGACCTTTGCCGATTCCGTCTGCAAGGTCATCCGAGAATACCTGAGCGAGATTCTTAGCCTTTCCTCCGACATCTTTAATCACGCCTCCTGCATTCTTCAAGTTCTGAGCAAAGCTCTTATATGATTGAGTGAGATTATTTCGGGAATTGATTACACTATTCTCAGCCTGTGCATTCTTTTTCTGAGCCGCTGCAAGCCTTTCAGTAGCCTGTCTCAGATTATCGGCTGCATCCGCTTGTTGTTGGCAATCTTGGGCGAGTTCGCCTCTCTCGACAGCATCGATGACCTCTCTCTGCTCCTGCATAGCGTTTTTATACGCTTCTTCTGCTGCATTGAGTTCATTCTGTGCGGTAGATAATTCTTTGAGAGCATTGACAAGTTCCGTCTTGGATGCCGACATATCCTTGATGGATTTGTGCATAGCAGCAAAGGGATTGCGAGAGGCAATCTCATCTTCCATCTGCTTGATAGCATCGGTATATTCCTTGATTTCCTTGCCATCCATTGTAGCCTTATTTTCCTCGAAATACTTTTTCACTCTTTCGAGGTTGATTTGCAGGGATTGGATGGATTGCTTATCGAGAGAACCGAATACGCTTTCCCAATTTATGAGTTCCTTGAAATTCTCTGAACTGAGTTTAGCGAATTCTTCATCCATCTGCCTTGTTGCCTCTGCGACATATTCAGCAGGGAGGAATTTCATCTTATTCATCCATTTACGATGCAGAAGTTCCTGCTTTTGCAGATTCGTTCCATATTGCTCAATCAGCATATCATCGTATTTCTGACGGATGAGCATGATTTCATTCTCTCCATTCTCTGTGATTTGCTGACGGACACGATAATACTCCTTAGAGATATTCTCATCAGCGAGCAAATCTTTCATGTATTGCTCGATAGATTTCTTTCCTGCATCAGATTCAGACCAACCGACCTCAGTAGCTCCTTTCTGCTGCATATATACCGCTTTGAGCATAGCTTTCCTCTGCTCTGCGAGCTGCCTGAGCTGATTTTCCCAATCTTCGAGTCTTCTGCGAGTAGCACTCCGAGATACATTGAGTTCCTTGACAAGACCTTCCTCCTGAGAATCGATAATGAGCTGATTCACCTCATCATTCGCTCCTTTGAGATACTTCTTGACCTTATCTTTGTAGTCATCGATGGCTTTCTGAGTTTCGAGAGCAGCTTTCTTTGGGTCGAAGTCTGAGCCACTCTTTCCACCGCCTCTACCGCCGCCTGATTTCGGGTCGGTATGACCGCCTATATTGAAATCAATCTTCACACTCTGAGCCTCTGCCATCTTATCCTTATAGGCTTGCATCCAATAATCAGCGGTATTCTGAGCATCCTCGATAGCTTCTTTCTTACGCTGCTCATCTCCTGCTTTGGTGGTGTACCAATGTCCATAATCGCTCGCTTTCTTGTGACGAGCTTCTTCAAGAGCGATGAATGCCTCAGTATATTTGTTCAGGATAGCCTGTGCCTCTGCCTCTTTGAGCAGCATCGTACAATAGGCTTCACCTTTGGTAATGAGAACATTTTTCCATTGAGAGAGGGAATTGTAATATCCGAGAGCCTCTCCATACTTAGAGTTAAGCTCTTTGACTAACTCTTTCTCCTGCTTCTTTGTACCATTGAATGTCTCTATCTTGGTGATATATCCCGAAATCTCTGCCTGAGCCTTTCCGTAGGCTTTTGCACCCTCATCCATCACCTCATTAAGGTCTTTCTCTCGTTCCTCTGCCTCTGATATAGAATCAAAGAGAGTGGTGAGCCATGAAACCAACTCTCCGACAAGCACGATGATTGCACCGATGCCTGTTGATATGAGAGCCGCTTTCAATCCTTTCAGAGCGATAGATGCAGCCCTTGTTGCGATAGTTCCTGCTACGGTTGCTGCGGTTGCCGATTTTGTTGCAGCGGTATTGGCGACCTGTGCAGCCGTTCCTGCTACGGTAGATGCGTTATTCTTTGTCTGAGCTGCCGTATCGGTAGTGGTCGCTGCCGCATCGAGTTCCTGAGCTGCTGCATTCTCCGTGATGGCTGCATTCTCAGTTGCGATGACATCGGAGCTTTCTCCGATGAGCTTATTCCAAAGTTGTTTGAGACCATTGAGGGTAACAAGACGGAATGCTGAATCTTTGTCGAGTGCTGCCTGAAGCTGCTGCAATCCCATCGTGATAGCCATGAGAGACTGCACTTTGAGCATTATCTTTTGCAGATTCTCATTCTCTCCTGCAAAGAGACCGACCGCTCCCTGAGCTGCCGACATTGCGCCCGATACACCTGAGAGACCCACAATGATACCCTGCATTCCTCTTTGGTCGTGAGCGAGGATAGTAGCCTGAGCGGTCGCATCACTCCAAGCATCGGTCAATCGACCGACTTCCTCTTGGATTTCCTTGTATTTATCAGTATTTCGCTGACCTGCTGCCTCCATCTCCACGAGTTCAAGTTTCAGCTCACGGATTTTGGTACGCAGATTCTCATGCTTGGATGCGTTCTTTGCAGCTTCCTCAGCCTCTTTCTTCAACTGCCTCTCTGTTGCAGCGAGAGCATCGGCAGTCTTGGCAGCTTCCTCATTGACTTTCTTTCGGATTGCGATATTCTCCTGAATAGCTCGCTTTTCCTCTTTGAGCCGCTTTACCTCTCCTGAATCACCCTTTCGGGATGCAATCTTAATCTTATCGGATAGGGTAGCATATTCCTTTTCGAGGTCTCTGATTGCTGCCTTATTGGTATCGACAACCCTATCAATCTCATCGAAACCTTGCTGAATGACGGCGAGAGATTCTGAGGCATTAGTAATGACATCGATATTGACATCAGGAACATTGGTTAAGAGTTCCGATATTCTCGCACTCTCAGCCTCTGCCTTATCGCCAATCTCAGACACTTTCTGCTCGATGTGAGCTGCGCCCTCATCGAAACCGCCCATATCAATGGCAGTGCCAAAACTCAAAGTACCGTCATCTACGTTCATATTCTTACGATTTCTTCTTCTTCAAAATTGTTGAACTTATTGAAATTATCAGGATTGTTTGCATCGAGAGAATCATCATATAGAGGCTTGTCGCTATCTGATTTATCATTAGGCATCGGCATCGCACGGCTATACATCACGGCATTCTTATAACTGATGTCATAGAGAGCCTGTTTGTCGGTCATCCCGAATAGTTTTGCAATACCGAGAACGGTCGCCCAAATGCTATCATTTAGTGCTGCACCACTTCCTTTGTCGGTTTCAGAATGTTTGCCTCTGACAGGGAAGTGGTAATGGAGAAAAAATGCCCTATCTCCATATCCTGCAATCTCTGAATGATTAAATCAAAGATGGTCGATGGCTTGATATTTTCGAGTATGAGCCTCGATAATTCTGCTTGCTTATCAACTATCACCTTAACCTTTTTCTTGCAGGGAAACAAGCCGAGAATGCGCTTTTCTTCGATGATTTCCTTTTCTTCTCTGAGATTCTTTGCTCCGAGAATGAGGATTGCGCATATATCTCCGATTGCGCTATAATCTTTTGCGTAATGGAGAGCTGAGTAAACTCGCAATTCTTTCGGAATCTCCTTATCTACCACAGGGAGCGTGGAGATAAGCTCAGAAACGAGAATGAGCGTGGCAATAGATGGGTCTGCAATAGGATAGACCACACCGCCAAGCTCAATCTTATTGGTCGCTTTTTCAAGAATGGCAGATGCGACCCTCTGCTCTATTGTCTGTGCCATATTATAAAAAACTGAGTTTAGTTGCAGGAGACGGACTCGAACCGCCGACTTCAAGCCAATGAGACTTGCGAGCTACCAACTGCTCTATCCTGCGATGAAGGCAGTTTTCTCCTACCAAACTGCCAAAGGGTGTCTATTCCACTCGCCATTAGGATGTGCCGTGACGATTAGCCGCCTGCCTGAGCGCTCCAATCAGTAGCCTTGACCCTGAACTTCTTGTAAAGCTCTCCATCCTCGCAAGCAAGGATTTTGAATGTCAAATCTACATACTGACCCTCTTCCTCAGACGAGCCAGGACGGAACGATACATGAGAGCGGCGACACTTGATACCGATTGCACCGATATTCTTAGGAGTGAGCTTGAAAGAGAAGTCATTAGGCACGACATTCGTCTTCACGGTCAGCTCATCGCCATCCTGAGACTTAACCGCCCCTGTAAACATATTCTCTGTATCGAAGTCCATTTCCTTAACACGAGTGGTTACGGTGATGACAGGCTCACCCTCCTCCTCAGCGACAACAATGCCGCCTGTGGCGGTGGCAGTCAGAGTCTCGCCATCCTCAGATGCGAGCGTGGTGGATTTGTCATTGATAGTGCCGATAGAAGTCAAACTCGCTGCCATTGCATCGTTATCGCCTGTCTTGCCGACCTCAATCTTACACTTCGACCACGACATGATGATTTTCTTCATTGCCTTATTGTGTTAAACGGTTAAACTTAATTCTTGCAGTGATGAGATGCTGCTCTATTCCCTCTATCTTCATGGAGGTAGGAGAGGTGTCTGTCTGCATCCAATACTCGGTATCATCATTCTCATCGATGAACTGCTGAATGAGCGTTTCGAGAGCTTCTACACGGCTCAAATCCTCTACCTTGCGCCCATCCTTGCCGAATGGCACATCAGGCACATAGATATTCAGGAGAACGACTCCGCTCTGTATCTGCTCATCGAGACCTGCGAGGAACTTCACAATCAAATCCTCAGTCTTAGCATTGGCAGGACGCATCTCAGGACGATAGACCTTTCCCCTGATACCCTGACCGAGAACACTCTGACTGACGAAAGAAAAGAAGTCTCGCTCAATCTGTTTTTCACTCTTTGCAATCATTTCGATGTAGTGATTCCGTTTAATAGTTGCTTCATCAAACTCTCCGCTTTCAGCTCTGCGGAAGTGAGTACATCTTTATGGTGAACATGCTCGACATAAGCCGCATAGTTCATTCCTGCACAGACGATGAGGACGATGCCCCAAGGGAATTTCGCTTGCAGTTTTTGGAGTAGTGCTTCGGCAGCAGGTGCGCCATGCTCACCATTGCCTTTCTCTCCGCTATACCGCTTGCTTGCTCCATATTGAACAGGCTTTCCATCATAGAGTATCACATATCCAATGGATGACCTCAGATTTCCTGTGATGTCATTATAGCTGCCATTCTCACGAGCTATCCTGATACATTCCTCTCCGATGAAAGAGAGCTGCTTTATTATCAGGTCGGCAATATCTTTCATCTTCGCCTGTAATCCCGACCTCAGCTTTCGCATATCGGTCTTACTGACGATGATTCCTTTATATTTGCCATGAGTCTGAGTGACGGTTGCCATATTACACCATTATCTGAATTCTCCCTACGGTCGTAAGAGGCTCAACAGACATCACCCGATACTCGCCGAGGTCTTCGCCCAATCGCTCTAACTTGATGCGGACTGCATCGAATTTCGATAGCTCAATCAGGATGAGGAATGATGCTTGCCGAAACTCGCCATCCTCATATTTGCCTAATCGGGTATCGCTATTCGTCTTGATAGAGCAAGGGATTTCTTCGCCCCAACTTTCCTGCTCGCCTGTGATAGGCTCACCATACTCATTGACCGAATCTTCGCCCTCTGAGACAATCAGAGCTTTCAGATGTCCGTTATACCTCATACTACCATAGTTTAGAGCCATCCTCCATAACTCGGAGATAATCGCTCAGAATTTCGTCAGCATCGAGACCATAGATATTGCACCAATAACGGATGCTCTTTTCGACTGCATCGGGCATGACAGAAGTGGAAACGCCATTCTCAGAACGACTGCTTTCTACATATCCCATCACAAGAGACACGGCTATCCGAAAGAGTTTTTCATCTTTCGGAGTAGCATCTGCCTCTGCTTCGATGCCCTCATTGAACAGAGCAAGGTCGATGGTTGCCTTATCGGGATAGAATGTGTTAGCGATAGCGTTACACAGATTCCTCAATGCGACTGCGTTCTTCATCGATTAAGCCTGAGTTTTGAGGGTGTAGATACCATTCATCTCTGTGATAACAGGAAGTGCGAGAACCTCTGCCTTGGTGAACTCAACGCCATTGCTGCCCTGAGTCTCGCCAACGCCCCACTGAGATACTCGGATTCTTCCATAGTTAGAGTACGCAACTCCTGCCTCAGGCTTCAACTCGTTGTTAGCCCAAGCGTTCTTGACGATGCCAAGCTTTCCCTCAGGAATGAAGACCATGTTCTTCTGATTCCAAGGATTGTAAGGAGTGCGCTGAGTGCCGTTCTGAATGCGAACCTGACGGCGGATAGGCTCAAAGGTCGGGAAAGAGTTTTCCTCCATGTACGCATTGATGTCTTTCAGCTGAACAATCTTAGAAGATTTGTCCGTGCCGTGAATCATTTGGTGCATCTTCTTGCTGCGGCACATATACGAGATAAGTGCAGGAGCGCAAAGAACCTTGGAGAAAGTCACCTTATCCTGAGCTGCATCGATGATGCCTTGAATATCCTCGAAGCAATCCACCGTATCAATGTTGGCATCAGTCCAATCGGTCTTAGACGAAGCGATATTGTCGGCAGGCTGATTGAAGTTAATCAAGCCACGAGCACCGCCCTCAGGGTTGGTAGTCTCATCGAGAGTGAACTTGCCCTCATTGGAGAGTGCGCCACAGAAGATGAGGTCGAGCTTGCCGAGAACAGACTTAACGACCGTCTCAACATCGCCCCACATGAGCTTG